CTTCTAAAATTCCCCGGGGGAAGATTTTTGGGAGACAAACTGACAGTGTTCTCTACAGAACAGCTTTGAAAGAGGTCAAGGCTGTATAAAACCAACTGAAAAGTTCCACTGGCATTTTGCAATCGGGCTTCTGAGACTATCTCGGAGGCCCGTTTTTCTATTTTGGAGGATCCTATGAACTGTAACAGTAATGTAAATGAGCAGTTTCGCAAATCTGTACTGGTATCTGTCGATGATGCAGGTCAGGTTATCGATACTGCAAATGAAGAATCTCTGCTTTTGGGTTGGGTTGTTTACCAAAGCGGGACAGCGCTTGAGTTATCTGAGTCTTATCACAGAATCAAACGGAAGGGACTTTATCGAGCCGATGCATCTGTTGTGTTTGTTCCACGTGAAGACGGTGCAGTGACGGTTCGGATGTTGCTGGACGGACATGCGCTCCCTTCTTCACGAGCGCACCTCTCTGTCGAGAAGAACAAGTATTATACGATTCCGTCTTGCGTCCCGGCATTCGATCGAATCTTCAGTTTGGAACTCACGCCGAAGCTTGAGCTGACGATTGCCGGGGTTCCCGGAATCGTAGTTCGGACGATGCTCAGCACAACGAAGCTCGCCTGACTTTTAGAAAGGAGACAGTGAATGAGTAAAGCGAAAACACCGGACTCTTCCAGTTCTCCTCGGAAGATCAGGCCGGCTATTTCACCAGAGGCTCGTGATAATCAGCTGATTGCACTGGCTTACAATCTGGTAGAGAAACGTCTTCTCGAAGGAACTGCATCTTCGCAGGAGACAACACATTTCTTGAAACTCGGTTCAGCGCGGGAACGCAAAGAGCTGGAGATTCTCGAATTGCAGAAAGAACTGATCGCAGCGAAGACAAAGAATCTCGACTCGATGCAAGAGTTGAAAGCGCTTTATGCTGATGCAATGGCTGCAATGTCTGATTACCAAGGCAGGAGGTCTGATGGGAATGAATAAATGCTATTCCGAGCTTATTCAGCTTCCGACCTTTCGGGAACGATTTGATTATCTGTTCATTGGGAATGGCGTCGGCTATGAAAACTTCGGATGGCGACGGTATTTGAATCAGGCGCTTTACCATTCTCCTGAATGGAAGCAGTTTCGTGATCGAGTTATCATCCGAGATAGCGGACGTGATCTGGCTTGTGAAGGTTACGAGATCTTTGAGCCGATCATCATTCACCATCTGAATCCGATCACCTACGATGACATCCTGAATCGCGATCCGTGTATCTTTGCATTGGAAAATGTAGTTTGTGTTCGTGACCGGACGCACAAGGCAATTCACTATGGCGATGCATCATTATTGGTTGATCTTCCGCCGGAGAGAAAACCAAATGATACGTGCCCGTGGAAGAAATCTCAGTGAAGGAGGTTGTCATGCAGGACAGTATTCTTATGACAATCCGAAAGTTGGTCTGCGGAGATCCATATGCAGATCACTTCGATACTGATCTGCTTGTTCACATCAATGCTTGCTTCTCAATCTTAAACCAGTTGGGTGTAGGTCCGGAGAATGGGTTTATTGTGACAGATGAAACCCAAAGCTGGAGCAGCTACATTGCCGACAACAACATCCTGAATATGGTTAAGACCTACATCACATTGAAGGTGCGAGTGATCTTTGATCCTCCGTTGACAAGTTCTGTTTTGGAGGCAATGAACAAGGAGATCAGCCAGCTGGAGTGGCGGCTCAATGTAGCCGTAGATCCGACAACATAAACCAAATAAGGTGGTGAAATTCAAAATGGATAATCATCTTGAGCATCATGGGATCATCGGTATGAAATGGGGCGTGAGGCGCTACCAGAATAAAGATGGGACGCTGACAAATGCAGGAAAGAAGCGGTATTCGACGGACGGAGATGCCGGGACTGATTCTCAGAATGCCAACACCGGTAAGAAAACAGATACGTCCAGCAAGAGCGTTCATGAGATGAGTGACGAAGAACTTCGCTCCAGGCTGAACCGCATCAACATGGAAGACCAATATAATGCTGCAATGGCAAAGCGGAATCCTCAGAAGAACCAGCGAGTCAATAAGCTTGTTAGCGATTTGGCAGAGCAGGCTGTCCGCAACTTTGCACAAAAAGGCATCGAAAAATTGGTAAAGAAAGTGTTTGATGAAAAAGATACGGACACGATCACCAAATACGATACCGCAGATCTGAGTAAAGTCGGTGATAAGGCATTGGCCGCCATGCTGAAACGAGCATCTACGGAGAATGCACTGAGAAAGTTGCAAAATTCCTAAAGGTGAAAAAGTATGTCTCTATCCAATACTGCAACCCCGATTTATTACGGTCAGTTTCGCGATGCTGTTCTGCGCGGCGAGATTCCCGTATGTCGGGAAGTCGCGATGGAGATGAACCGCATTGATGATCTGATCGCAAATCCGGGTGTATTTTATGACGACGAAGCCGTAGAAGGCTGGGTGAAATACTGTGAGAGTGAACTGACGCTGACCGACGGATCTGATTTGAATCTTCTGGACTCGTTCAAACTCTGGGGTGAGCAGATCTTCGGCTGGTACTACTTCATTGAACGCAGTGTTTATGTTCCAAATCCGGATGGACACGGCGGTCACTATGAAAGAAAAGTTATCAAGAAAAGACTTGTAAATAAGCAGTATTTGATCGTTGGGCGAGGCGCAGCGAAATCGGTTTATGATTCCTGTCTGCAATCATTTTTCCAAAATGTTGATACCAGCACAACGCATCAGATTACAACTGCCCCGACGATGAAGCTCGCGGAAGAGGTAATGTCTCCACTTCGGACTGCCATTACCAGAAGCCGCGGGCCTTTGTTTAAGTTTTTGACATTCGGCTCCTTGCAGAATACGACCGGCAACCGCGCTGACCGCGTCAAACTGGCATCTACGAAAAAGGGAATTGAAAACTTCCTGACAGGATCTCTCATTGAGGTTCGTCCGATGAGCATCAATAAGCTTCAAGGTCTTCGCTGTAAGGTTGCCACGGTTGACGAATGGCTCTCCGGCGATATTCGTGAGGATGTCATTGGCGCAATCGAACAGGGTGCTTCCAAGGTTGACGACTATCTGATCGTTGCTACCAGCTCAGAAGGTACCGTCCGTAATGGTGCCGGCGACACGATCAAAATGGAGCTTATGAACATCCTGAAGGGTGATTATCCGAATCCCCACGTTTCTATCTGGTGGTATCGGCTGGATTCTATTGACGAAGTTGGAAACCCCGATATGTGGCTGAAGTGCAATCCGAATATCGGTAAAACGGTGAGCTACGAAACATATCAGCTAGACGTGGAACGTGCCGAAAAAGCACCTGCTGCAAGAAATGATATTCTTGCCAAACGATTCGGTATCCCGATGGAGGGCTACACATATTACTTCGCGTATGAAGAGACGATTCCGCATAAGATGCATTCTTTCTGGCAGATGCCCTGTGCCTTGGGCGCAGACCTTTCCAGAGGCGACGATTTCTGTGCATTCACCTTCCTATTCCCGCTTGGTGGAGAGAGCTTTGGCGTGAAAACACGGTGCTATATCACGGATGTGACACTTTCAAAGTTGCCGCTTGCTATGCGGAATAAATACGAGGAGTTCATGAAAGAAGGCAGTCTGATCGTGTTAGAGGGCAGCGTTCTTGATCTGGATGTTGTTTACGACGATCTGGACGAGCACATTATTCAGACCGGATACGATGTACGCTGCTTCGGATATGACCCTTATAATGCGCAAAGCTTTGTCGAGCGCTGGGCACGGGAGAATGGTCCATTCGGAATTGAAAAAGTTATTCAGGGTGCAAAGACTGAGTCTGTACCGCTGGGTGAACTAAAAACGCTTGCTGAGCAGCGCAGCCTGATCTTTGATGAACAGCTGATGACATTTACGATGGGCAACTGTATCACTCTGGAGGATACGAACGGCAACCGGAAACTGCTGAAAAAGAGACACGATGAAAAGATCGACTCTGTTGCAGCAATGATGGATGCCTATATTGCCTATAAACATAATAAAGACGCATTTGAGTAAAGGTGGTGACGCTATGGACGTTTATTTATCCCATCATGGGATCATCGGTATGAAATGGGGCGTACGGCGCTACCAGAATCCAGACGGCTCACTTACCCCTGCCGGTCAGAGACGGCTTGACAAAAAGGACAATAAGTGGGCCAAGAAGAACTATGACAAGATCGTAAAAAATGCGCGGAAAAAGGTGTCGGGAGAGCTGAACGAGTATGGAAATCAGCTGCTTCGCGACGCCTCTTCTTATAATTCACGCGGACGAATCAGCAATACGGCGATCAATTCATATAATCGTCGAATGGCCGAACTGATGAATACTGCTGTAACAGATCTGAGAGCACCTTCTGGCAAGGTCGTGCAGTTTGTAGCGAAGCGAGGAGAACTCGGTGTTCATATGGCACTCGCGACTCCGAACTACGATATGAGCCAGTTGAAAAACGGCATCTGGTCCTCTGGACGAATTGCTTATAAGAAGAAGTCCGTGGATATGACATAAATAGTAGAAAAGAGTGAAGAACAACTTAATGAAGGTATAGACGACACAACAATACGGAGACTCTGATTGTCTACAGGGCCTCCGCTTTTCGTCATCAATTTATTGTAAAGACAGTTATGTCTATAAATTTCATATTCAGTTTTGCTTGGTCGTTAGGGCGATATGTCTGAGCGCTATTTAGCATTCAGTAATGGCGTTACATGAATGCACAAATCTTTGCACTCGAGGTTTATGCTGCTGTGTTTGGCTAAGTCGCATAACTTATGAACACAATAGCAGAACATAAGTCTGATTATGGTTACCGTATAGTTCGATGCTGATAATTCATAATCTTTGTATCTGATTTTGTTCAAACCTAAACTCCTTTCTTCCAGATTTTCAAACAAGCAAAACAAGTTGTCTATATCTTCGTTAAGTTGTTCTTCTATCCGCATCATACGCTATTTCGTGTTATATGTCAAGTTTTATCACTACATCTAGGAGGTGATGAACGTTCAATGAAAGAAACGATTGGCTCCAAGTTCAAACGAGCTTGGAATATTTTTATGAATCGAGATCCCACAAGTTATCAAGGAACATCTTATTCCGGTTCCAGCTATGGGTATCGGCCTGACCGGATCCGTATGACACGAGGGCATGAGCGATCGATTGTGACAGCCATTTGCAACCGCATTGCATTGGATGTTTCGGCGATCAGCCTTGTTCATGCTCGGGTAGATGAAAATGGTCATTTTCTGGAATACATCGACGACACCCTGCATCAATGTTTGACTGTTGAAGCAAATATTGACCAGACGGGACGAGCACTGCGGCAGGACATCGTAATGTCGATGCTGGATGAAGGATGTGTGGCAGTTGTCCCAGTCGAAGCAGATTTTGACCCGGATGAGAATAACAGCTACAAAATCTATTCGCTGCGAACAGGAAAGATTCTGGAATGGATGCCTCAGCACGTACGAGTCCGGCTTTATAACGAGACAACTGGACGATTTAAAGAGGTCGTTGTGGCAAAGAAATACACAGCGATTATGGAAAATCCTCTGTTCGCGGTCATGAACGAACCGAACTCCACGATGCAGCGCTTGATCCGCAAGCTGAACATTCTGGACGCGATCGATGAACAGAGCGGTTCCGGAAAACTGGATCTGATTATTCAGCTCCCTTATGTCATCAAGTCTCAAGCTCGGAAGGAACAGGCTGAACAGCGTCGAAGAGACATTGAGCAGCAGCTCTCCGGCTCGAAGTATGGCATCGCCTATACCGATGGTACAGAGCATATCACACAGCTCAATCGCGGCGTAGAGAACAATCTGATGAGCCAGATCGAGTATCTGACAAAGATGCTGTATTCCCAGCTTGGTATTACGGAGAGCGTTATGGACGGCACTGCCAACGAGGAAACGATGCTGAATTATCACAACCGGACAGTGGAGCCGATTCTGGCGGCCGTCGCCGATGAGATGACGCGAACGTTTCTTACAAAGACTGCACGCACACAGAAGCAGGCGATCTCCTTCTTCCGTGATCCATTCAAGCTTGCACCGGTCTCTCAGATCGCAGAAATTGCGGACAAGTTTACCCGCAATGAGATCATGAGCTCGAACGAGATTCGTTCCATTATCGGTATGAAGCCGTCTGACGATCCGCGAGCTGACGAGCTCCGTAACAGCAACATCAACCAGTCTGATGCGGAGCAAGTATTACCGAAAGATGAGGAAGAGAATCAAAATGGTAACTCTGAACAAAAATCAAAGGAGGAGCAATCGGAAGAATGAAACTGAAATACCCTGATTGCGATTTTCATGGCTATGCCACGAAAGCCAATCTCACATGCAGGGACAAGCGTGTGATCATGCCTGATGCCTTTAAGGAGCAGGACGGCGAGAAAGTACCGCTCTGTTGGGGGCATCAGCACAACAGTGTCACGAATGTTCTCGGGCATGCCTATCTCGAAAATCGAGCAGATGGCGTATATGCCTATGGCTATTTCAATGACACTGACTCCGGTCGTGCCGGTAAGAAGCTGGTCGATAATGGCGATGTATGTGCATTGTCTATTTGGGCCAATGATCTTGTACAGAATGGAGCTAATGTGGTTCACGGTGTGATCCGTGAGCTGAGTCTCGTTCTGGCCGGGGCAAATCCCGGCGCGTACATTGATTCTGTCATGCAGCATGATGACGGGGCAAATCAGGAAGCCGAGATCCTGTTTGTGCTGGGCAAAGATAATATTCAACTTGCTCATGCAGACGTGAATGAGGATTCCGAAGATGATGAACTGCAGCACGCTGATGAAGAAAAGACCGATTCGTCTGAAGAGGACAAGAAAGACGATGCGGAAACTGTGCAGGACGTCGTTAAATCCATGAGTGAGAAGCAGAGAAACGTCATGTACGCATTGGTCGGCGAAGCATATGCCGCCGGCGAAGAAACCAAAAAATCCGATAACAACGAGGAGGACAACACTATGAAGCATAATGTCTTTGACAACGATCGGCAGGATGAGGCGAACGTCCTCTCTTATACCGATCAGACCGCAATCATCAATCTGGCAAAGGCCAGCAATGTCGGTAGCCTGCAGCACGCGATGGATCTGTTTGCTGAGCAGAATCCGGACAGTGTTCTGGCGCATGGCATCGAGAACATCAGCCAGCTGTTCCCGGAATACAAGGATGTTCGTCCGGGCGCACCTGAAATGCTCACGACCGATCAGGGCTGGATCCAGAAGGTTCTGAAGAAGGTTCATAAGAGCCCGATCTCCCGTATCCGCACCCGTCAGGCTGATCTTCGCAACATTGAGGATCTGCGTGCGCAGGGTTACGTGAAGGGTAAGAAGAAGGTCGATGTCGGCAACTTCAAGCTGATCCACAGAACGACCGATCCGCAGACCGTGTATGTCAAGAGCAAGATCGATCGTGACGACATCATCGATATTCAGGATTTCGATGTCGTGCAGTACCTCTACAACATCGATCGTATGAACCTGAATGAAGAACTCGCCACTGCGATCATGGTTGGCGATGGCCGCGAGGTTGGCGCTGATGGAAAGATCATGGAAGACAAGATCCGCCCGATCTGGCAGGATGACGAGCTTTACACCATTCATGCCGATGTTGACATCGCTGGTATGAAGGCTTCGCTTCAGGGTACCAATACTGCTGCCAACTTCGGCGAGAATTATATTTATGCAGAAGCTGTGATTCAGTCTCTGCTGTACGCTCGTGAGAAGTATAAGGGTTCTGGTACCCCGGACTTCTACTGCACGCCGCATCTGGTCAATGTGATGCTGCTTGCCCGTGATCTGAACGGCCGCCGCATTTACGACAAGGTCAGCGATCTGGCTGCTGCGCTGAACGTTGGCGAGATCATCACGGTGGAGCAGTTTGAGGGCAAGACCCGTACGACCTCTGACAGCAAGACCAAAAAGCTCCTCGGTCTGATGGGTAATCTGGCTGACTACTCTCTTGGTGCAACCAAGGGCGGCGAAATCACGCATTTCACGGACTTCGATATCGACTTCAATCAGGAGAAGAGCCTGCTTGAAACTCGCTGCTCCGGTGCAAACACTCGCGTGATGTCCTTTATCGCGCTGGAAGAGGATGTAACTGACCGCCCTTGACGAGTCTCACGGTTGAACCTGCAGACAGTGGGACTGAGCTGCTCGGCAAAACCGCAGCAGATTTGCAGGAAAATGTTGCAATCTCCGGTGAAGAAATTACCGGTACGTTGAAGCTGGTAACCGGTTATACGGGATTCAGCAGCGTAGCCGCAGAACAGAGTGGTAATTACCTTGCTCTGCACGTAACGCCGCAGCCGGAAGACGCAGAGGTTACGGTTGAGCTTGTCGGCGGCAAGAAGGGCGCAGTCAAACTGGATGATGACGGTTTGATCGTGCTGAGAATTGCTGATACGGCAAAGCAGTCGGTAAAGGTTGTCGTTACCAGTGGCGAAGACACCGCAACGAAGACCTACAGTCTGACCGGACTGACCTTGGCAACCGAGTAAGGAGTGAAAATTCAAAATGGCTAAATTTTACGGAACCATCGGATATGCCGTGACTGTTGAAACCCGTCCAGATGTTTGGGAAGAGCAGATCGTCGAGCGTACATACTGTGGCGATCTGATTCGTAACACTCGCCGTCTGGACGGAAATACGCAGGTGAATGACAACATTACCATCGGCAATGAGATCAGCATCGTATCCGATCCGTATGCCAATGAGAATTTTCATTCCATGCGCTATGTCACCTTTATGGGGGCAAAATGGAAGATCACATCCGTGGAGGTCAAGTATCCACGGTTGATTCTTTCTACGGGAGGTGTGTGGAATGGACCGACGGGCTGAGCTCGGAAAAATCTTTCGGGAGATTCTGGGCAATGGCAACGTCTATTTCCAGCCTCCCGGAAACACCCAAATGAGGTATCCTGCCATTCGATATGAGCGAAGCGAAATGGCAATCAAGCATGCTGATAACGGAAATTATAATCGCCGAATCCGATATATGGTCACTGTCATCGACAGCGATCCGGACAGCAAGATTGTAAATCGTGTCAGCATGCTTCCTTATTGCTATTTCGACCGCCATTATGTACAGGACAACCTCAATCACGATGTGTTTGAAATCTACTTTTAAGAGGAGGAACTGATATGTTCAATATCGAATGGGATAAGGTATCGGAGCGCCTGTTTGAAACCGGCACAGACCGTGGTGTTCTGTATCCCTTCAACAAGACCAGCAAAGCCTATGACAAGGGCGTTGCATGGAATGGTCTGACCGGCGTGACCGAAACTCCGTCCGGCGCAGAACCGACGGCGCTGTATGCCGATAACATCAAGTATCTGACGCTGATGTCCAATGAGGATCTCGGCGGCACGATCACGGCTTATATGTTCCCGGATGAGTGGAAAGCCTGTGACGGCTCGGCTGATCTGGATGAAGGTATCACGATCGGCCAGCAGTCGAGATCGACATTCGGTCTGTGTTACCGCACTTACATCGGCAACGACGCCGAAGGTGACAGCTACGGTTATAAGCTGCACCTGATCTATGGCTGCCTTGCGTCCGCTTCTGAGCGTGCGTATGCTACGGTCAATGATTCTCCGGAAGCAATTGAGTTCTCTTGGGAATTCACCTGCACGCCGGTCGATATTGAAGGCTTCAAGCCAACCGCCATTGTCACGATCGACTCGACGAAGGTCGATGCCACGAAGCTTGCGTCCTTCGAGGAGATCCTTTATGGCAAGGCAGCAACGTCTGCTGAGGCTGGCGATGCTGTTGATCCGAAACTGCCGCTTCCGGCAGAGGTTCTGGCTCACTTCAAGGGCTAAATCATTTTAACTGAGGGAGTCTCCGTGCGAGGCTCCCTCTTATTTTTGTTTTCATAACTGAAAGGGGTTATATTATGCTGCCTATTACCAAAAAGTACATCGATTTCAATGGCGTGGAACGCGAAGAAACGTTCTATTTCAATCTGACCAAAGCAGAGCTTGCCGAGTGGGAGCTTGGTGTGACCGGTGGTCTCAGCAAGATGGTAGAGAAGATCACCGCCGCCAAGGATGTTCCAGCGCTGGCGAAGCTCTTTAAGGAAGTCGTTCTGAAGGCATATGGCGTGAAGAGCGATGACGGCAGACGTTTCATCAAATCCAACGAACTCACGACGGAGTTCACACAGACACAGGCATATTCCGACATTTACATGGAACTGGCGCAGGATGATCAGAAAGCTGCGGCGTTCATCAACGGCATCATTCCGAAAGTCGATTAAATAATGCTCGTTATTACAGTACAGGGGGTTGAGGGCTGGGACGAGCAGAAAGAAGAGTTTGTTTCAGCCAAGCCCCCTGTCTGTTTACAACTGGAACACTCTTTACTTTCCCTTGCAAAATGGGAATCAAAGTGGGAAAAGCCGTTCCTTTCGAAAGAACAGAAAACCGTAGAGGAAACGATTGATTACATTCGCTGTATGACGTTGAATTCGAACGTTCCGGCAGATGTTTACGATCGATTATCTTCACAGAATTTCAGAGATGTGAATGCTTACATCGATGCGAAGCGGAGTGCAACGACCATTCGTGAAGAACAGAAAGGTCATCGAAGTACGGAAATTGTTACCAGCGAGCTGATCTATTATTGGATGGTGGCGCTGCAAATCCCGTTTGAATGCCAGAAATGGCATTTGAATCGCCTGTTGATGCTGATTCGCGTCTGCAATGTGAAAAACCAACCGCCGAAGAAGCAAAGCCAGCGAAATATTCTCAAGCAGAATGCTGCGCTGAACGCTGCTCGGCGTCGACGAGCTCACTCGAAAGGATGAAAATTCAAAATGATCACATTTCGACAAAAAGGCGACTTTTCCAAGGCAACCCGGTTTCTGGAACGCGTGAAAGAAGCCATTGGATTGGGACTGCTCGATCGATACGGGCAGAAGGGTGTCGCTGCTTTGTCGGCGGCTACTCCGGTTGATAGCGGCGAAACTGCTGCAAGCTGGGATTATGAGATTGTAAATAAAAAAGGTTCTGCACGGATCATGTTTACAAACTCACATATCGTCAAAGGTGTACCGATTGCAATTATTCTGCAATACGGACATGGCACACGCAATGGCGGCTGGGTAGAAGGGCGCGATTACATCAACCCCGCTATCCAGCCGATTTTTGACGAACTTGCTGAGAAAGCATGGAAGGAGGTTACAAAGCTATGAGCAAAACGATCGACCAGAGAGTCGTCGAGATGCGGTTTGACAATGCGAACTTCGAAAAGAATGTAAGCACGAGTATGTCAACACTGGATAAGCTGAAGAAAAGCCTCAAGTTCGAGGATAGTGCAAAAGGCTTCGAGAATATCAGCAAGGCGGCTGGTCGGGTCGATATGGGAGGACTGTCGAGTGGCGTAGAATCCGTTCGCTTGAAGTTCTCCGCGCTTGAGGTCATGGCTGTAACAGCTCTTAGTAATATCGCAAATTCGGCGGTAAATACCGGCAAAAAACTGGTTTCCGAACTAGCCTTGGATCCGATCATGTCGGGCTTTAAGGAATATGAAACGCAGATCAATGCTACACAGACAATCTTGGCGAATACCCAGAAAGAGGGTGCCAATATCAACGACGTCAACCGCGCACTTGATGAACTGAATAAGTACGCGGACTTGACGATCTACAACTTTACGGAAATGACGAGAAACATCGGTACGTTTACAGCTGCCGGTGTTGATTTGAATACATCTGTCAATGCTATTAAAGGTATTGCGAACCTCGCAGCAGTCTCCGGCTCAACCAGCCAACAGGCGTCTACTGCAATGTATCAGCTCTCACAGGCGTTGGCGTCTGGAACAGTGAAATTGATGGACTGGAACTCGGTAGTAAATGCCGGCATGGGCGGTCAGGTATTTCAGGATGCGCTGAAAACGACGGCTCGTATTCATGGCATCGCCATCGATGAAATGATCACCGATGAAGGATCCTTCCGAGAGACACTTTCCAAAGGCTGGCTTACCTCTGATATTCTGACTGAAACATTACAGCATTTTACGGAATTTACCGATACATATAACGAAGAAAGTTTAAGGCGGCAGGGATACAACGAACAAGAAATTGCTGAAATCAAGCAAATGGGAATCACCGCCACTGATGCAGCTACGAAAGTTAAGACGTTATCACAGCTTTATGACGTCATGAAGGAAACGGCTCAGTCTGGTTGGGCTGCTACGTGGAAAATCCTTCTTGGCGACTTTGAAGAAGCAAAGGAATCTCTGACAAAATTCAGCGAGATGCTGAATGAACCGCTTGCTGCTGCGGCAGAAACGCGAAATGAAATTTTATCTGAAGGCTTCTCCTCTGGGTGGAAGCAATTCCTGAATGAGGGCATTGAAGATACAGAAGGCTTTAAGGAAGCGCTCCTCTCTATTGGCAAGGAGGCTGTTCCGGGATTAGAAGACCTGATTGAGAAGTCAGGCGGCTTTGAGGAATCCCTGAAAAAAGGCTGGGTAACGTCGGATATGCTTGCAGGAGCAGTCAGTGATCTCACAGCAAAAACCGCCGGCTTGTCTGATGAGGAATTGCGAAATCTCGGCTACACACGCGATCAGGTTACGGCTCTCGAAGATCTGAACAAACGAATTCAAGACGGCAGTGTGAATCTTGATGATTATACAAAAAAGATTGGACGTGTATCCGGTCGGGAGAACATCCTTCAGGCACTGATGATAGCCTTTGAGAAGCTGCAAACCATTCTCGGAACGATTAAAGATGCTTTCAACGAGGTGTTTGAGCCATTAACCGGCGAAGAACTATATAATATTACTGTCAAGATCAAAGACTTCGTTTCTGGTCTGACCATGAGCGAGGAAGCTCTCGATAATTTCAAAATGACGTTCAAAGGTGCGTTTGCATTCGTCGATATTATCGGTCAGGGACTGAACGCACTTGGACAGATCCTCGGACATTTGTTGGAAAAGCTGCTTCCTGTTGGAGATGGCTTTCTCGGTGTGACCGGTGGTATTGGCGAATGGATCGTATCCATCGATGAAGCGATCAAATCCGGCGATGGTCTTACGAAGTTTGTTGAGCTGGTTAACGGCGCAATCGATAAACTGGCATCCGGATTCAAGGTTGCAAAAGACTACGTACTTGACTTTGTTGGGTCATGGACCGGTATTGACTTTACGAAATTTGAATCTTTACGCGACATCTTTGCCTTGATTGGCGAGAGGCTGAGCGAGTTTGGAGAGAAAATTCGCGATACATTCCCGTGGGTCAATTCTCTGAAAGAAACCGTCACCGCTGCATTTCAAAAGATTCGCGGAAGTGCTGATGAGGATCTTGGTGCAGCCGGCAATGCATTAGAACAGCTATCTCGAATCGGTTCAAAGTTAAAAGAGGCCTTTGCCAAGATTACTGAGAAGGTGAAAGCATTTTGTGCGCCAGTGGTTGCAGCTATTAAAAATACCTTCGGCGAACTTACAATCATTGATTTGTTTGATAGTGCTGTTTTAGTCGGTATTTATAAGTTAGTCAAGCAATTTCTGGATTTGTTCAAAGGTCTTGACGGCATCGGCGAAAGTGTCACTAAACTTCTCGATACAGCTCGTGGGGCGATAAAGGCATGGCAAGCAGATATTCGAGCAGAGATACTTCTTAAAATTGCAAAAGCTGTTGCTATCTTAGCTGCATCACTGTGGGTCATTTCAAAAGTTGATGAAACACGTGTTCTTGCAAGTCTTGGAGTTATTACCGCCTTACTAATTGAGGTCGGTGCTATTTTAGGTATTGCAAGTAAAATGGTTAGTAAAGCGGATTCGTTGGAAGGGCTTGCTGACGGACTACATTTAGATATGGTGGCCAAGGCTCTCTTCGTCATCTCTGGATCTGTATTCCTATTAGCCACGGCTTTGAAGAAATGCGAGGGACTTAACTGGGAAAATACATTGCCTGCCATGACGGCCATGTTCGTCTTGCTTGGTGAAATGGTTGTTGCAATGGGAGTATTTATGAAACTGGTACGTAAGAATCCCATTGAGCGCACCGTTGGAACGCCGGTGGAAGATATCACAAGTAATGTAAATAATGTTCGTTCCATGGCGGAAAATATGGTTCTTATCGCCGGATCTATGTATTTACTCGCATCAGCTGTGGAAAAACTCGGTAAAATGCCAATCGAGCAGCTGATACAAGGCGGCGCAGCCGTATCTATTTTAATGGCGGTTGTCGGCGGCATCACCGCAGGCTTAAAAGCAATTAAGGCTTCCAATATGGCCGGAATCGCCGGCGCTTTACTTGCGTTAGCTTTTAGCCTTAATCTCCTTCTTATCCCGCTAAAAATACTCGGCAATATGAATACGATGGAGCTTACGCAAGGGTTGATCGCTGTTGGCGCTGCTATGGGCGAAATGGCTGTCGCATTAAGTATCTTAGCTGCAGTTAATGGACTCTTCTCTAAGAAGGGGCAGAGTGGCATGAGCGGTGTGGCTGGAGCCTTGTTGAGCCTGGCATTTGCTATGATTATGCTGGTCGTTCCTATTAAGCTATTGGGCAGCATGGATTTAGCATCCCTTGCACAAGGATTGATAGCCATGTCTGTTGCTTTAGGACGGATGGTCGGTGCTCTCTCGGTGCTTACGGTTCTCAACGGAGTGTTCGGAAACATATCTGAGGTCGGCACCGCAATGCTCGCACTTTCGGCGGGATTGCTTGTTCTTGCTTCTGCAATTAAACTGCTTGGCTCAATGTCTGTTTGGGAACTTGTGAAGGGCATCGGTGGTTTGGCGATTGCTTTATTTATTCTATCCAAGACAGCGAGCAAAATGGGCAAGTCTGTAGACTCGCTGAACAAGTTAGCTAACGCATTTATGAAACTCGGTATTGGCGCACTGGGCCTAAGTGCATTGATTGTGCTACTGGGACTCGCCTCGCCTATTGTGGAAGCGGCATGTGACACATTGATGCGTACAGCACCAAAAATTGCGAAAGCACTTCTTGTTCTGATTGATGAGATTCTTATCCAAATTGACGCATACGTTCCGACAATTATAGAGCACTTAGCAAGTATTATTAAGAAAATCAGCGAAGCACTTAGCAAATATTTTGGTGAAATAACAACCAGCGATTGGATCAACGCCGCAATCTTCGCTGGTATTGTAGCTGCATCTGGCTTCCTTGTTAAATGGTTTGCTTCACTCGCAAAGTCCGTTCCGAAAGCTCTGATTGGTGCTGCTGGTATTGCTGCCATTCTGGTGATTGTCGGTGGTATTATTGCTGCTATGACATTGCTGGATCTGAACAGTGTGATGGGTATCGCTGCTTCACTCAGTACAGTTCTTCTCTCTTTGAGTGTCACGATTGGCGTTCTTGGCTGGATGCCTTTGACTGCCGGTCTTGCCGCAGGTTTAGTACTGGCTGAGTTTATTGCTGTTATGGCGGCAATTATGGCTGCGCTGGGTGGTTTGAATCAGATCCCCGGATTCAGTTGGTTGATGGATGAAGGCATTAAAGTGCTGGGGCAGATTGGCGAAGGTATCGGCACATTTGTCGGCAGCATTGTTGGAGCCGCTATTGAGCGCATCACAGCTGGTATTGCAGAATCCGGAAACAATCTTTCTCTCTTTATGGAGAACCTCCAGCCATTCTTGGATGGCGCACGGAACATTGATCAGGCAGTTCTGGACGGAATAGCCAATCTTTCAGGTGCGATCATCTTGTTAAGTGCCGCTGCATTTGTTGAAGGCGTTTTAAGTTTGCTGTCGTTGGGCAGTGGTAGTCTGGCATCTTTGGGTCTACAATTAGCACAATTTGGACCGCACTTTGCAGATTTTGCATATAGTATTTCTGGTATCAATGCCGAAGCAGTGAATGCCTCTGCCAATGCAATTACCGCTATTACGGGGGTTCTTGCAACTTTGAACAGCGACGGTCTTCTTGGCGATGTCTTCGACTATTTCACTGGAACAAATGATTTAGCCGACTTCGCAGCTGGACTTGGCGATTTTGGCGAAGCACTTATGGCATATGGCGAATCCGTTGTGGGCATTGACAAATATCTCGACGACATCGAAAATTCCGCTACAGCTGCTAATACCATTATCGATGTGGCGAAGCTAGTCCCGAACAGTGGCGGTTTGATTGGCGATATTGTTGGCAACAACGATTTGGATGATTTCGGTGAAAGCTTTAAGCCATTCGGTGAAGCTCTTATAACATATGGCAAGTCCGTTGTCGGTATTGATGAATATATACAAGATATTAAAAATTCCGCTACTGCTGCAACAAAAATCATTGAGATTGCCGAACTTGTTCCCAACAGCGGCGGATGGCTTGGTGATATTGTCGGTAATAACGACTTGGACGAATTCGGTGAGACTATTAAGCCATTTGGTGAAGCGTTGATGGAGTATGGCAAAAAAGTGGACGGCATTGCTGATTATAACTCAGATATCAATGCGTCGTTGTCAGCAGCCAGAAGTATGGCTTCGATTGCAGCAACAGTAAAAGACGCAAAAGGAGGTAAAGATCTCGCTACATTCGGTGACAAATTGGTCTCATTTAGCTCCAAGTTAAAAACCTTTGTGACGAACTGTGCAGGTTTGGATACCGACAATATTGCGACTTTACAAACGGCTCTTCAGAGTATCGTCGATATTGCCGAGGAATTTGCGGTTATTGACTCCACGGCATTGACCGAATTTACGAATGCAATGGAGACGATTGGATCTACTAGCGTGGATGAATTTCTGCTTTCGTTCTCAGATTCCAGGACAAAAGCCGCAACTGCTGTGAACGCACTGATTGCAAATCTCAAGAGTGCTATTACGACAAGCGAGAGCCAGTTGAAGAGCAAGTTCGAGGAAGCCGCGAAGAAGGGGGTTAAGGGGCTTACCAGCAAAAAGTCTGATTTTAAGACAGCTGGGGAAGATCTTATGAAATCCTTCAATGCTGGCGTCAGCGGTCAAACGAGTACAGTTAAGAACCAATTCTCAACGCTTCTTAGCAACTGTGTGGCTGCTGTTCGGAGTTATTACAGTCAGTTCCAGAGCGCTGGCAGTTACTTAGTGGCTGGCGTCGCAAATGGCATTGCTGCAAATAGCGGTTCTGCGGCATCTGCTGCTAGAAGCATGGCTGGAAAGGCTGCAACTGCTTCTGCCCGGCGTCTTCAGGAGAATTCTCCATCCAAAGTCGGCTACAAAATCGGCGATTATTTCGGTATCGGTTTTACAAATGGTATCACTGACAACATCCGAAACGCCGGTATCACCAGTGACGCACTCGCGGAATCTGCAACGACAGGTTTGTCAAACGCTGTTTCCAAGATCGCATCGCTGATCGACAGCGGAATGGACATGAATCCTACGATTCGACCGGTACTGGATCTCACGGAAATTCAAAATGGAAGTGCTGCAATGGCCGATCTGATGAGTACGCTGAGCGGTCGCCCCGTGGAAGGTACGGTCAGCATTGCTGCAAAAACGGCAAACAGCATGAACCGGACTGCATTTGCTCCGGAACAGCAGACCACCAATGATGCTGGCAAGCAGACATCTGAAAACACTACAAATAACTTCTATATCACTGGGACTGACCCGAGAGCGATTGCTGATGAAGTGGATCGTAAGCTTCAAAGACGTGTAGAAAGGAAGAAAGCAGCATGGGCGTGATTATCTTTAATGAAATCCCGTCGACCAACTATGGAATTCATGTTGAGAAACCGCCCGTGTATGCGACGCCTGAACGCGACTATGAGGTGGTTCATATTCCCGGTCGAAATGGGGATCTTGTGATCGACAATGGTTCTTACCAGAACGTCACAAGAAAGTATGACATCTCTGTCGGTGAGATCGATGGTAATTTTACAAATCTGGCATCTGGTGTCAGTGAATGGCTGCACTCTGCATCCGGATACGCAAGACTGGAAGATTCTTATGAACCGGATTACTTCCGTCTTGCCTATTATGTAGCTGATACTGAGATGGAAAACTTGTTCCATCAGGCCGGTAAAATGCCGATCGAATTTAATTGCAAACCTGCCCGTTTCCTGAAAGCTGGGGAGCGGGCAGTTTCCTTTACCTCTGCCGGTTCTCTCCGCAACCCGACATTTCAGAAGAGCTTTCCCAAGCTGACCGTGACTGTTTCCGGGTCAGGAACTATTACAGTTGGAGATCAAACTATTACAATCAGCAGCTTAGCTGGCTCTACCAAAATGGTAATTGATTCAGAGCTTCAGGATGTTTATGAGGAAGGAAGTCTGACGAACCTGAACAGCAAAGTGTCCTTTTCTGATGGCTTCCCGCTGCTGCTTCCGGGGCTGAATATAATTACATTTACCGGCAGCATTACTTCCGTGGAGGTGATTCCCAGATGGTGGATTCTCTGATTGTTCTATATGACCACGACGAGGAAGCGTTCACCTCAAATGGTCTCGGGGCACTTCCCGATGCAGCTTCCTGTATCGTGACAGAAGAGCGGAATGGCGAGTATGAGGTCGAGATGGAGTATCCGTTGACTGGCAGTCATTTTCATGACATCCAGAAACGGCGGATCCTCTATGTAAAACCGAACCCCTATGATGAGCCACAGCCATTTCGTATTTACTCTATCACAAAGCCCATCAATGGAATCGTGACAGTTCATGCTGCTCATCTGAGCTATGATACATCCGGTTCCATCGTAAAACTCTTTCCCGCGGATGCTGGTTCGGCTTCGGCAGCAATGTCGTATCTGAAGAACTTCTCTGTACCCTCCACCCCCTTCACCTTCTTCACAAACGTTGGGAAGTCGGGTACGATGTCAGTTCCGAAGCCCTCCAGCATCCGATCTTTATTAGGCGGAAGCGAAGGTTCCATCCTTGATACGTTCGGCGGCGAATACCTGTTTGATAAGTGGAATATTTCCCTGCTCGAATCTCGCGGTGCCGATCGTGGGGTTACGATCCGATACGGCAAGAACATGACCGATCTGGAGCAGGAGGAAAACGACACCGACTTTTATACAGGTGTGTATCCGTTCTGGTACTCTGAGTCCGAAGATGGCGGTCTTGTAACACTTTCAGCAAATAACGGAATCGTCAATGCATCCGGCAACTACGATTTCGTGAAGATCATGCCGCTGGATCTGTCTTCTGAAGATTTCAGCAAAGAGACGACAGACAGCGAAGGAAATGTGACTACAATTGAAAAGCCGACGGAGGCAGAGCTTCTTGCCGCAGCTGAGAAATACATCTCCGATAACAAAATCGGCATTCCGAAGGTGTCTCTGGATGTGTCCTTCGTGATGCTTGCACAAACTGAAGAGTATAAGGACTTTGCGCGTCTGGAGACTGTGAAGCTGTGCGATACGGTGACTGTCGAATTCGAAAAACTCGGCGTCAAGACGACAGCAAAATGTATTAAAACAGTATATAACGTGCTGACTGGTAAGTATAACTCCATTGAGCTTGGAGAACCGAAGTCTTCTCTGGCTGAAACCGTCAGCAATCAGGGAACACTGATCGAAGAAGCTTCGGACAAGAGCTATATGGAGCGTGCAATTCAAAATGCGACGGATCTTATCATGAGCGGCAAGCTCGGCGGCTATGTAACCGTCACGAAGAATGAGATTTACATTGCTGACAACAAAGATCTCAACAAAGCTGTGAAAGTCTGGCGATGGAATTCCGGTGGACTTGGATATTCCTCGACTGGTAAAGATGGCCCTTTTGAGACGGCTATCACCAGCGACGGAAAGATCGTTGCTGATTACATCGCAACCGGCAACCTGGATTGCAGCGTACTGAATGTCTCCAATATTCACGGTGATTCCATTCTTGTGGATACAATTGGCGCGCTGAATGGTATTAACCAGAAGACAGATTCTTATCAGTACATCAAAACCGGTCTGCTTGATAGTGACGGAAATTACGGCATTGCCATCGGTCGGCTTACGACAAATAATGATGGTACGCTCAGTACATCGTCCAGTGAATACGTCAAGATCACTTCCGGACGCATTTCCTTTATGCAGAACGGCACTGAAGTCGCGTATATGTCCGGTAAAAAGCTTGTCATTAAAAACGGCGACATTACAGCAAGTGATTTCCGATTTACAAATGGCGAAAGTATCAAGTCTCAGTTGGAGCAGTTAGCCGAGAGTGTAAGCAGTAATGGCTTCGACTTTGAGATCGATGGGGGCGGCTGGCTTCGCATTACAAGTGCAAGCTCATCGTCCTATGCGGTTGAATTGGGCTCCGACGGAGCACTTCGACTTGTAGCAAATTCGGGCGATATGTTTATGCAGGCTGGTTCGGCTACGATTCAGTTGCATCACGATACAGGTAAAGTCTCTATTTCGAATCTGGAAGCAAATTTGGTGCCGGTGTTTGGCTGAGGTGAGTTATGGCGATTGGAATTAACATTAGCGGTACGCAGCTGAACGTTACTGGTTTGACATCCGGTCACAAGTATGCGTTTCGAATTTATTATAAAACTCCAAACTCCAGTAGTTATTCCTCTGAACGACGTCCATCCAGCGGTGAAGTTACTGTTAATGCGACAACTTATACGTATAATTTCAGCAGTCTACTGTCCGAGAGCGGAACATATTCATTCTATGTCAATGTTTGGGATGGAACATTATCAACAAACACCGAGACATCTACAGTAACATACTCATACGGTATGGTATCCATCCGGGCTGAATGTGGAGATGGCGTTAAAAGTTTCACAATCAGCTGTAACGGTACCAGCAAAACTGTTCGAAACACATCTGGCTATACGTATATGGATGTCGCGAGTGGACAAACTGTTATCATTTCGAATGTAACGCCACTTTCTGGTTATGGCTCACCGTATTCGTTGTACTATAATACAGCTTATAACCCAACCGGATGGGACGGTCCGATCACATTTACAGCCAGCACGATGGTTGAAAATACCAGTTATGATCGTCGATTGCGTGTTACTGCATCCATGGAGAGTCTATATCCCTATACCCAGAAAGTGTATATCGACGGTTCGTATTATTCCAGTACCACGAACAACTATTATACAGAGTCTACAGTTACAATCGGAGATTTGTCTCTCTATACAAAGTATATTGCAGACTACGATTTCGACTATGCGCTGGTCGGCAGTTCGTCGATCAAACGTAATCAGTATTACAACGCTCCATTGAGCCTTAATGCAAATACCGATATTTGTCTGTACTTTACAAGCAAACCGGCCCCTGTCAAGCCAACAATCACTAGAATCACAACAACACAAAATAGTGCGACCGTGTATTGGAATGCAAATGGTGGTGTTGGGGGCAGCACTGGTTATTGGGTTCTCTATTATGGAGTATCGACCTCTTCCATGACGAGCGTTCGTTTGACAGACGATTCAACCGCTGCAACCATCACCGGACTACAGGCTGATACGACCTATATCTTTTATATTCGGCATTATGTCTCCGGTGATTATCTCCAAAGCAGCAGCATGAATGCTACTACGAGCAGCGCAATCGGATATTTCGCATGGACAAGTGATGATGCTACGAAAATCCAAGCCGGTCAACCGGTTACAAATCTCACGGCAACTGCATGGAACAATCTGATCAGTAAAATTTCAGCATGCGGCGGAAGCACTGGCTCTATCCCAAAGGCAACTGCCGGATCACAAATTACGGCTGAGCATTTCAACCAGATGCGCAATGCAATCTCCGGACTTTCCGGATCAGGCTCGGTCGCGTCCTCTGTTTCTTCTGGAAGTACAATGCTGCGAGCGACGTTGTTCGCAAACGCATCGACAGCGCTGAAAGAAGCAATCAACCGCGCAATTTCAACCAAAAACGGATAGGAGGTACGGTAAAAATGATTATGAAGCTGAATGATACGTCCGTTCGTATCACAAATTTTTATGAGAATCTCAGTGGACATGCAACGATGAATGCTACGAATAGCTTTGAAGTTGCGGCAGGCGTTGAGTTTCCCGATATTTCTGAACTGGAGGAAATGGAATTCCAGACCTGCGTCATCACAAATGACGACGGTATCCGGATTCCCACACAGGGACTTTACAAGAAGGTCGACTCTATCAACGTCACATATGACGAGAGAAGCAAAATTTATACAGCGAACATGATTCTGGTCAGTGTGACGGACGAGCTGTAAAGAGGAGGGCTCTATATGGCTATTACTGTTTATACTCCGCCATCAGATCGGTTACTTCACAGCGCAGAGGTCGATTTTGGTGGAAGGCATAAACTCGGCAGTCCGGTTCATCTGATGCAGTATGATAAATCGCTCCCGATCGTTGCTGTCAAGCTGTATCTGAACGATATCCCATTTAAGCTGTCTTCCGGCGCGAGCGTTAATATTCGCGTGGGAAAGCGAGATGGAACGACGGTTTACAATCCGGTTCTTGGTTGTGATACGACACGAACTGTCGTCTATTGTGAGATGACGAAGCAGATCTGTGCAGAGTATGGATCGACGCCTGCTATTCTGGAGCTGATGATTGGTGAAAACATCGCCGGTTCCAGCTATCTTATGCTCGATATTGCAAAGAATCCTGTGCAGGAGAATGCCGTAGAATCATCTGACGAGTATAAAACCATTATGGAAGTCATTGCCGACGCAAAGCAGGCATTGGACAAAGTCCCAATTATTCAAAATGGAACCTTCTGGGTATGGGACACGACAACCGGAAAGTATGTTGATACCGGAGAGTCCGCGGCAGGCGAAAAAGGCGATACCGGAAACGGTATTTCGAGCTGTAGCTTGAATTCTGATTATACTCTGACCCTCAACTTTACAGACGGTACGTCTTATACAACGCCGGTAAGCATCCGCGGCGCAACAGGCGGAAAGGGCGATACCGGTGTCGGTATCACGAATACTGTCCTGAATGACGACTATACCCTGACAGTTCACTTTTCTGATGGATCGAGCTACACATCACCAAGCATCCGAGGCGCTGTTGGACCTAAAGGAGAAACCGGTAAGGGCTTGAAGATTTTAGGGTACTTTGCAACGGAGTCCGCCCTATCTGCTGGTGTAAGCAACCCCGAAGCCGGAGATGCGTATGGTGTAGGCACTGCCGCTCCATATGATATCTACATGTGGGATGCCAGCGCGAATAAGTGGGTAAACAACGGTTCTCTGCAAGGCGTGAAGGGCGACGATGGTGTGACGTTTACTCCGTCGGTAACAGCAGATGGTACGATGAGCTGGACAAACAATGGCGGCTTGGCGAATCCTGAACCGGTGAATCTTCGCGGTCCTGCCGGTAAGGACGGAACAAATGGAAAAGATGGTAAGGATGCTGCCGCAGACAAGACCCTCGGTCTAACAGGTGTTACAGTTGGACAGATTGTAAAAATCAAGACTGTCGATACGAACGGAAATCCAACTGCGTGGGAAAATATAAATATTGCTTCTGCTCTCGCATCCTCCATCAAACGCAAAGCGTTTGCATTGGAACCGGACGCATGGACTGCATATAGTGACACAGGCACACTTGAGCTTACAGATGCTTTCTTTGCTACATCAGAGAATGAACCAGATTATGTATATATTGTTGCTCCTGATGATTCTTATAGCGGCAGTTATGACATCTATACCGCTTATGGGGTTCACGCCGGAAGCGTTTATCCCCAGACTAGCCAATTAGAGATATGTTGTTCACTTGTTAACTCCGAATTGCCGTCGGACGCCATATACATTTGTGTGCTAAAAATACCATATAGCGATGAATCAGCGTAAGTCGGAGGTGAACTGAAATGTCTTTTGCAATGAGCCTCGCCGGTGGAAAAGTTCCAAAACTCCAAGAATTAACTGTTAAACCGTCACAGGAATATCAAGAATTCTATCCGCCAGCAGGATATGACGGTTTTTCCTATGTTGGCGTAGATAGCGAAAGGTATAAGCTGATAGAACTTCGTGGCGGTGATGCCAATGCAGTTGTAACGGCGAGCACACTCACTATCGATTTACGTTATTCGGTCAAAAATATTAAAGGCATTACATCAATTTATGTGTGTCTTAATTCGGGAGAAACGGCTTCCAATAGCGAGGTGATTAGTCTGTGGTTTGCTCCGAACCTCTATAATGGAAGTTATGCGATCTTTGCTGGCACATCCTCTGGTTACAAAAAGGCTATCAAAGTTTTTTCTTCGGAGGTATCTGACCTGCTTTCCGTGGAATTGGTCGACGAATCCGCGCTCCCGGGTTGTAAAACTCTGGTTCTGACACTAAACACCACCACGTTCAAATTTGTACCAACGCATAAGTATGTGGTTTGGGTTTATGGTGATGGGGAAACCCACGAAGAATAATTGATAAAAGGCGGTGATATTATGATACATTTGACAGCTACAAAAGCTCGGCTAAGTACGAGAGATTTGGAATTGTTGACGGCTGGTATGGCGAATGCTGTACTGTGCCGTTTTTCTTTCTCTGATGATTGGACCGGGCTGCAAAAAGTGCTTGTCTTCACGAATGGTATTGAGACACGGGATATCATTCTTTCAGGAGACGAGTGCTATATCCCGCATGAAGTCTTAATTACTCCCCGTGTCAGAGTTCGTGTTGGCGTTTATGGAACGGACGGTGAGAACGTCATCCTGCCAACCATTTGGGCTAACCTTGGCGATGTTCATGACGCTCCGGACCCTTCTGAAGATGAAACTACTGACCCCTCACTTCCAATTTGGGCAGAGATTTTAGCCAATATTGGGAGCCTTTCTGATCTACTCACGAAAGACAAAGAATCAATCGTTCGGGCGATCAACGAAATCGTTCAAAATGGTGGCGGAGGAACGGGTGGAGGAATCTCATCTGATACCATCAGCAGCATTCAAGTCTTAGATCGGGCGGAATTCGACGCGCTTCCAAAGAAAGACCCCGCTGTTTTGTATCTGATTCGGGGGTGATAATATGCTTGCGATAGGTTCAGATGTAATTCTTGCCTTATTTCAAGGCAATATGGGCATCAAGTCTGTCTATCTTGGGGATCTGAAGCTATATGAACGCCATGGAGGATTCCTGTACATTCAATTAACCACATAAAAGAGGAGGAAAAATTATGGCAAGCTTTTTCAAACTTATTCTTGACACGTTAGCTCCGAGTGGCTTGACCCTGAAGCTGAATGAAGGTGCACAGTATGCGACCAGCAATACCGTAACTGCCAGTATTGCAGTATCTGACGAGGTCACGACCGGCTACCAGATGAAGATCTGGGGCACGAAGGCGGCGGAGACGGAGGCGGACGCTTCGTGGGAGACCTTCGCAGCGTCGAAGTCGCTGATTCTGGCGGACGGCGACGGTCTCAAGACGGTACATATCAAGGTCCGCGACGACGTTGGCAATGAATCGGCGGCGGTTACTGCATCCATCACGGTCAACACGGCGGTTCCGGTTGTTACCATCACCGGTCCGGACAAGAGCAAAATCTCGAAGGTTACGGGCTTCAACGTCTGCGCGTTCTCGTTCACGTCCGATGTGGACTTCGAGGAATACACCGTGCGCGTCGTTCCGAGCGAAAGCAGCCTGAACACTGCCGGTACGCAGATTCCGACCACGGGCGGCTCTACCAACACGTCCGGCGCTGAGGGCGGCTACAAGAAGAACACCGCAATCAACGTCACCATCCACGGCGCTGACCTTGAGACGGCTTCGTCCGGCGACGGCACGAAGATTGTCAAGGTGTTCGTGAAGAACGCCGCCGGTACGTGGAGCGTGGCGTAATGAGCGCGCCGGGGCTGACGTTCTCCATCACGGGGAATAAGATTTCGGCAGTCTCGGGCTTCGATTCGATCACTGTTTCGTTCTCCTCGGACGTTGCGTATCGGGCGTTTGAGTGCCGCGCGACGAAAGCCGGGGAGGACTGGGGACGCGGGAAAGGGACGCTGATTGCGTCCTTCTCCCAGACCCCGGCGGGGACGCAGCGAACGTTCGAGGTCTACGACGATTTCCTGCTCTCCGGCGATGGCGAGTACCGGATTTCCCTGTTTGCGCAGGCGATGGACGGCAGCTGGAACGATAACTGGGGATTTATCCCCTCGGGCGAGACCGACACCATGCTGACGGCAGACGGGGAGGAATTCCTCTGTATGAAGGAGTGAGAGTATGGCATACAACAGCGCGTATACCGGCGCGCAGATCGACGAGGCGGTAGGCGACGTTAGAGATAATAAGGCTATCTGGGATGCAAAGCAGTCGAAGATTGACGCTGCAGGGATTTTGAAAGGCGACGGGGATGGCAGCGTGAATGTTGCGGTCCCCGGAGAAGATTATCTGGCTGAATCAGACATCGTGATTTGCCACGTGACAAAACCTGACGGTACGTATATCAGCGATATGTCACCTAGCGAGATTTCCGCAGCATATGCTGCCGGGAAAATAGTTGTTGCGGTATATTCCGGTTTCCGGATGGTGTTTCTGCTGGCAGGCATAGTTGCGTCTTCATCTGCAAATTTTATTGGCTGGGCTGCGTTTGATCTAGTTTATCGTTTACAGGTTATAGGCGATAAGACGGCGACGATGTCACACTGGACTGTCCAGCAAAAGATGCTGGTTAACAACTTCGATTCTCCCAGCACGACGCAGTATCCGACCACGAATGCGGTCTGGAATGCCATCCCTCATGCGGAGACGAAGACCGACGAGCAGACGCAGGAAGTCGGCATGGATACGGACGGCAAGCTCTGGACGAAACCGGGCGGCGGCAAAATCACCCAGTACACCGCCACGCTCCTTGCCTCGGGCTGGTCCGAGGATTCGCACGGGTATCAGGCGCAGACGATCACGATTGCGGGGCTTGCCGCTTCTTACGAGGTCGACCCGCAGTGGGACGTGGTGCTTTCCGGCACGGACCCGGACGCGGACGCGGCGTTATTGGAGGGCTTCGCTTTGATTCACAACTACGTGACCGGCGCGAACAGCCTGACCGCACAGTGTATCGGCTCCGCGCCGACCGTGAATATTCCGGTGAAGGTGGTGGTGTTCGGATGAGCGGGAGAGGTCCGAGATGGATTACCGGAATTAAATATTATGAAGAAAACTTTGCGGACAACACATGGGAGCAGATCATTCGAGCGTGTCAAAGAAAAGAAGTTCCGACTACGTGGAAAAGCGGCGATCAGAAGGCAATGACCATCAACGGCACGGATTACCACATCGATATTATCGGGCTGAACCATGACGATTACGCCGACGGGTCCGGAAAAGCGCCGATTACGTTCCAAATGCACGATTGCTATGAAACCGGATATGCCATGAATTCTGATACTATGGATGATAAGACCAAATGGAGCACGTGTGAGATGCGCACAATGCATCTGCCTGCTATTCTGGCGCTGATGCCGACAGAAGTTCAGAATGCCATCCAGACGGTAATGAAGAGCACCGGGAAAGGTGGCTATAATAATGGCACCACGGAAGACACAGAAGATAAACTGTTCCTGCTGAGCGAGCGGGAAGTTTTCGGAAAAACAAGCTATTCTCGGGGCGACGGTACCACACAGTATGATTACTACAAGGCGGGAAACAGTGCAGCAAAGAACCAAAACGGCAGCCCGGTCATCTGGTGGGAGCGCTCGGCATGTAAGGATGATTACGGACACTGTTTCTGCGCTGTTCGTGAAGGCGCAAATGTCTACGGCGGCTCACACTATTATAAAGCCACACTGGTCAAGGGCGTGTCCTTCGGCTTCTGCTTCTGAGGAGGGACACATGGGAATGTTTTTAAGACGCGGCACTGCTCCGCACAGGACCAGAATGTCCGATCTGGAAGTCGGGAGCAGTATCAAACTGAACCTGAACGGCACGCCGTGGGACTGGCTGGTCGTGCATCAGGGGTTGCCGTCGGATATGTACGATGAGAGCTGTGACGGAACATGGCTGCTGTTGAAGGACATTTACGAGTCCCGTGCATGGAACAGCACCAAATCGAACATTTTGGAAAGCAGCACGATTCACAGCTATCTGAACGGAGATTTCCAGAACCTGTTCGACAGTAACATCAAGGGCACTATCCAGCAGGTAAAGATTCCGTACCGCAAGAACGGCGGTTCTGGCGGTACCGACCAGAGCGGCGCGAATGGTCTGTCTACGAAAGTCTTCCTGCTCTCCGGCTACGAAGTCGGCTGGGTGACTGGTGATCCCAAAGAAATGTGGGAGGATGGCGCAAAGCTGTCTTACTTTGAGTCCGGAACCGGTACGTCTGCCAGTAACAAGCGTATTGCGTATAAGAACGGTTCGACTTACCCCTGGTGGTGCCGCTCCCCGCGGGTTAGTGGAAGCTACGTGACTACGGTCGGCGTCGAAGGTGAGCAGAGGGGGACCCTTGCAACCGCTGCGAAAGGCGTCCGCCCCGCAATCATCCTGGACCCTGATTTCATCGTCACCGACGCCATGCTGGCATAAGGAGGCACTATGTACATCACACACGACAATCAAACCTACGCAAACGTCCGGGTCAACAGTACATACAACTCGGTCCGGTTTACGGGCGATTCTCTTTCGGGGCTGACGGAGCTGACCGGTCCGGTCGGCGTGTTCGCGGACAACGGCTTCGAGCTGCGAACCTATACGCCGGGCGATTTTCTGCGGCAGGATATCAAAGACGGCGTATGGCTGCTGACCGACACACCGCTTCCAACGCCGCAGCCGGTCACGGTCCAGCCGGTGACGTATGATCTGGTAAATTCCACGGCAAACGCCGTGCGCCTGCTGATGGCGGGCAAACAGCCCGAGACGGCGGACGAGATCATCATGTGCTCGGCGCTGTATCCGGAGTGGACCGAAGGCGTTCACGCAAAGGACGAAATCTACACGGTCGGCGCGGACCCGTGGGTCTGCCTCGCGGGCTACGACAATGCGGTCTACCCCGATATCGTCCCCGGCAATGCGGCGTGGCACACGTTCAATAAGCCGTATCACGGCACAAGCCGAGAGACTGCCCGCGAGTTTGTCCTGCCGACCGGCGCGCACGACATCTACAAAACCGGCGAGTGGTGCATCTTCGGCGGCGCGTACAAAAAGACAAATCAGGACACCGCGTACAGCCCCGCAGACTACCCGCAGGCATGGGATGACGAAAATTAACAGCCGCCCTCTGAGGCGGGAAAGGAGACTTAAGTGGACAATGCAGATCTTGCAGTCAAGCTCCAAAAAGTAGACGATCGATCACAGCGGAATGAAGGTCGCATCAAGAAGTTAGAAGAGAACCAGACCGCACTGAATGAACTGGCTCTCTCCGTCAAAGAACTCGCAACCGATCAGACAAACATGAAAAAGGATATCACCGAGATCAAAACAGATGTCAAAGCGTTGACCTCTATTCCAAGTAAACGCTGGGAAGCCGTCGTTGAAAAAGTGGTGCTTGTCGTTGTCGGCGCTGTAATTGCTTTTCTTCTCGGAAAGATCGGAATCGGCTGAGATGTTCTTTTCAAAACGTTGGCTGAACCGCATGACCATTGTGGTTCTTATTTTAATCGTATGCTGTGCGTTTGGGTTGCCGCTGGTTGATATTACACTGGCAGCAATTGGGCTTTTGACCACAGCATACGGGTTTTATATGTGGAAGAGCAAAAACGAAAATCGTGCGAAGTATGCACAGAAATTTGTTCTGGAATTTGCAGATAAATACGGAATAGATGCTGCGATCCGAATCGCAGAAGTTGTGCTAAAAGACTGAAAGGAGGAATCTATATGGGCGAGATTTTACAGGTTTTGATCAAACGAGTCGGAAATCTTCTCAGTGTGAAGAGCATTGTCACCATCAGTCTGACCATTGTCTTTGCCATTCTTTCCCTTCGCGGTGTTATTGAAGGCAAAGACTTCCTGACAATCTTCTTCTCTATTATTGCGTTCTATTTCGGTTCGCAGAATGCAAAGGGGAATACGAATGAGCCTACAGATTAACGAGAGCCTGCGGGCGTCTAAAATTGGCGGTAAAAGACCGCTCTCTGCAATCAAAGCGATCGTCTTTCACTACACGGCAAACACTGGGACGACGGCTTCGGCACTCGGAAATGCTCGGTATTTTGCAAACGGAAGCGAAGGACGAGCTGCATCCGCACATTACTGCGTTGATGAGAAAAACGTTGTCTACGAATGCGTTCCGCTGGATACTGTCGCTTGGAGCGTTGGAGATGGGCAGAGTGGTAAATATGGTAAAGTATATACCAACTACAACACTGTATCCATTGAAATGGTCAGCCACACAGACTCTGCTGGGAGATATTACATTCCGGAAGAAACAATGCGCAACGCCGCAAGGCTTTATCAGATGCTGCTGAAAAAGCTGCCTAACGTTGAGGCAGCGGTACGGCACTATGATATTTCCATGAAGCTGTGCCCCCTGCCGCTGATCGATGAGGGCAAGTGGAGCGATTTCAAGAGACTTCTTGTGGAGGTGGACGAAGTGGTCGAACACAGTAAAATTATCGTGAACGGCAAGGATTGCCCGGTTGATCGGATCCTCAAGGACGGTACGAACTACATCAAGATCCGAGATCTTGCGTCGGCGCTCGATCTTGAGGTGAGCAATAAGGGTAATATTGCGGTACTCAACACCAAAAAGTAACGTGTAGGAGTGCGGTGTAAGAGGGAATGTAGGGATAATGTAGGAATGTACTGCTGATTATCCCTACTTTCCACTCTTAACCAGCAGCGAAATACATTGAAAACACTGGCTTTTCGCAACATTTGAGATAGATTGAAATTTCCACTGTTAATAACTGTAAACGCCGAAACCCCTTGAGCCGCAAGGACTCTCTATTTCAAATGCAGGAATAATGTAGGAATGTACTACATTTGCATCGTATATTTTAGCATAAAAATTTCAACAGAAAGTGTAGGAATCGATTCCTACAGGCTATTTTATTTTTTCAATTTCACTTTTGAGCCAGTTCGTATTTCTTTGCGTGTACACTTTTTCGGTGATGTCTGTAATGGTGTGCCCGATTATATACTTGATCGCGTACTCATCAAGCTGGGCTTCTTTTGCTTTTGTCACGAAATGTTTACGTCCATCGTGAGGACGGTGATCCGGATTCAAATTGATCCGTTTCACAATCGCATTAAAACACTTATTGAATCTGGAGTAAGTCATTTGTGTGTCGTCCGGTTTTTTTTTAGGATCCATGTAATTGAAGAGAAATGGGCTATTGAGCTTCTTCGCCTCCAAATAACGCTGCCGCACAAGACCTTCAATTCGGGAATGAATCGGAACAATGCGTCCAGAGCCAGCAGCCGTCTTTATACCGCCAGTCATGAATCCATTTTCCAAATCAATATCCTCAAGCCGAAGCAGGCCCAACTCTTGCGGTCTCCATCCGGAATAGCATTGAATCAACAAAACATCAATGCCCTCAATGTTTCCGAGATGCGTCCACAAAAGCTCTATTTCCTCGTCAGTAAAAGGTATATGTTCGTTCTTTGTTTTCTTTACCTCTGCAACAAGTTCATCCGAGAGTTCGAATGTACGAGCATAATTTCGCTCGACGATTTCATATTCCAAAGCAAAATCGAGCATGAGATTGAACAAAGACTTGATGCGGCACTTCAGATTTGCTGTAGTGTGCTTCACTTTTGATTTGGTAGTAACTGTGCCGTCTTCAATACAGCCTTTAATATGATATGCGCGAAGCTCGGAAGCCTTCATTCCGTAGACCGTGGTACAGTATGCCCACGCGGCATTGATTCCGGAAACACTGGATTTACTTTTCAGTGTTTTGAAATATTCCTTCGTCCAACGCTCATACAGTTCTTTGACTGTCATATCGGAATCAAGACTGTATGGATTTCTGTTGTATGCCACGAGTGCAGCATATGCTTCATTATATGTTGCAAAATATGCTTCTGGTTTGAGCGGCTTGCAAATTGGATGACCATTTTCCTCCTTTCCTACTGTTACCATCGCCCGGAATGGCTTTCTCAGATTTCGATTTTTAATTTCACTGATTTGACCAAATCCGTTCGGTAACCGTTTTCTTTTGTTGTGTCTGATCCGTGAGCATGGCTTACTGTTATTTTTACTCATCGGATACCCACAATGCGGACAGGCCAGCGCCTTATCGCTGACATTCAATTCACATTCTGGACATTGTATAAGCACAACTCTGCCCTCCTTTCGGAGATATAGTAGTCATTTGTGTAGGAATTGTCAACTCCTACGCACGGCTTTTGTCAACTTCGGTACGCAGGTGACGTTTTCCAGTGATACGCTTTCGATTGAGAAGAGCGTGATTGCTTTTCTGAAATCGTATCAGATAGGAGAACGTAAAAATGGAAGACATGATATTTCCAATGGGTTCTGTTCCGGTAAGTGTGGCAGCAAAAGCATATGGAAAAGATGCCTGCTGGGTGCGGGCAGGTATTATTTCCGGATGGCTTCCGATTGGAAAAGCAACCAGAAATGGGAAAGAGATCACGAGTCTGGACGAAATGGACTCCCGCCGAGGACGCATCAACTTTTATATTTCTCCAAAGAAGCTCTGGGAGCACACTGGGTTCATCTGGAGAGGTGAGCGCATATGAGCACACAAATTCGTCCGGAGATCTCCCAGAAGAATCCGTATTGGATTCCGAAACATCGTTATTATGAGCTCAAACATTTTGTAATGCAGTATCCGGCATGGGTGGCTGCGAGAAAAGGGCTCGATTTTCTCCATACACCAACATACTGCATTCGCGTGAAAAAGGACGCTGCAGATCCAACGATGACGGGCGCAGAGCTGCGAGCATATTACTCCGATCGGATTGATATGGTCGATCGTGCGAGCTTCGGCTGCGGTTGCCCACAGTATGTTCTTAGAGGGATTCTCGACAGTCTGTCCTACGAAAAGCTCTTGCTCAAGTATCCGGCATTCATCCGCTATACGAAGGAAAAATACTACGAAGCGTATCGTAAGTTTTTCTGGCTGCTGAATCAGGAGAGACACTGATGAGAGTGATCGACGTTGCTGTAAAGAAGGTCTACCGCTTCAACTGCCCAAACTGCCAGAGCCGGTTGGAGGCTGACAGTAATGAGATGACGGACATTGGCGGTAAGGTTTGCCGTTTTCTCTGCCCTGTATGCAAATCTGAGCGGTACATCACATGGTCAGAGCTTCGAAAGAAGATCGTATATGATGACGATGCGCGTCAAATGCATTTCCCTTTATGAAGGGAGTTGATATTATATGAAAACATTGAAAATCATCTATTATCGCATAAAATTCAAAGAAGCTATGTCCTATGCTGAATATTGGAGAGAAAAGTTCAACGCGAATCTTAAAGATATTGAAAAAGGTAAAGCTTGCTTAGACCATGTGATATATTGGATGTTCAAGATGCTGGATTATAGTAACGCTATGGATAAAGAGTTGGAGTCCTAACAAGGACTCCTTCTTTTTTGCGCGAAATTTACATCTACTCTAATGGAGAAACATTAACATGTTTTAATTTGAAAGGAGATTTTATTATGTATAAATATCGAGTAAATTGGATGACGATGATTGCTATCATTATCTGGATGGTAGTCGGGGTTCTGCTAATTGCTGTAGCTATGCGTTATGCTGGGTTCGAGTATAGTACCGAATGCGGCATTTACAAAGCTGTAGGTTGGCATGCAACCATCGGCGAACTTATTGACGGCGTCAAACATATCAATTACGAAACACATCTTAATATTATTGACATTATTAGACTGTGGAATGTTTGATCAAAAGAATGAGCTCTCACAAGGGCTCCTTCTTTTTTTTGCGCGAAAGAAACAATCTGTCTTATGAAGGAGGCTGATATTATGTTAACAGCAATTATTGCGTATTTGACCATTGGCGGGATTATTGTGTTATACCTTCATAATACTTTGGCGGATGTAGTAAAATTTGAAACTATAGCTACGAAAGTCATGTATTATGTTGGTATGATCGTAATTGCACCGCCACTCTTCATATACGTCATTGCAAATGGTGTATATCAGGAACTAAAAAATAAGTCGGAGTCCTAACAAGGACTCCTTCTTTTTATATTTTTCCAAACGGAGGTATCGAAATGAAATGGTAAATTAAGATCATAAAAATTCCCGGGTGAGAAATTTCAGAAAACAATTCAGGAGGATACTATGTGGGTGTATATTTTAGTTGGGCTTGTCTGCAATCTGATTGGCGCTCTGACCATGTGGTTTATGACGAAACCTCATGCGGAAGGCGCTATCATCATCGAGAATGGTAATGCATATCTTCAGCTCAACCATGAGCCGGAACAGCTCGCGGATCATCAATTCGTGACGTTCACGGTCATATCGCAAAAATAACAGTTCCCTTTATGAAGGAGGCTGATATTTATGGACGAAAAAGCAAGTAATTATGTTCTGTCAGAGTTAGGGAAACTATTGACTGATGTTATGGATTTAGATCCTGACTTTAATCATTTGAGCCAAGATAATGAAGAGGACATAAAAAATCTAGCATTGATGCGTCTTACAAATATCGCACAGGCATTGAAAGAGTCCTAACAAGGACTCTTTCTTTTTCGCGCCAAACACAATGTCTATTATGGAACAATTAACATTGAAAGGAGTTTTATGATGAACGAAAAGACATTAGAAGAACAACTGGAGGAGGAATTGAAGGATCAGTTGACTGATATTTCAATGCTGCATACCGGTAATCCTGAAAAGACGGAAGCGATTAAAGCGTTTGCGGTGCTGTATGATAAGCGGCAGGACACGATCAAACTCAAGGCTGAAGCTGAAGAAGCAAAGGTCAAGAAGAAGGATCGTGTCGTGGATCATATCATCAACGGTGTCGGGACAGTATTGCCGGTTCTGGCTACGGGCATTATGTATGCGGTCGGTATGAATTTCGAGAAAACTGGTACATTGACCTCAACGTTCTTCCGCAATCTTGTCGGAAAAATGAAAGTCACGAAGTAATTGAACCATGAGAAGGGTCGTTGAGAAATCAGCGGCTCTTCTTTTTTCTTGCAGAAAGAAAAATTATATGATAGGCTGGTTTCAACAACCGAGGAGGACAATATTATGAGTTGGAACGGATTATATGGAATTTTGTCGAACGATCAGGAGCATGCGGAGTATGACGATGTCTACGACGAAGCTGGAGATGCTGTTTACTGCGACCGCTGCGGTGCAGAGATCTATTGGAAAGATGGGATTTATATTTGCCCGCATTGTGGTAAAACCATGGATCGAGCAGTATTCTTCCGGTACATTGGTGCGACTCTGCCGGGTCCTGAATGTTTGACCTGCGACAATCTGTATCCGGGATGTATGAACTGCCCATATGGGTATGATAATGATTTATACAGATGAGATACTATTATCAGCCGAAACAGCAAGATTTATCACGATTCAGCCGCATTTATATTTGTAATCATCCGCTCTATTCTCGCTGCACACTGTATCAATTCAGCAATTTGGGGTTGGCAGTCATTCAGCAGAGGTTTAACGCAGAGGAAAAGACAACCTATTGGACTGAGGTCGATGCTGGGCTCGCGGATGATATTTACCGGCATCCGAAATTTTACCGGTATTTCAAGACCAAAGCTGCTGAACCGGCGGATAGTTTATACCCAACAGTTACAGTCCGGCAGATCATGTGGGCGCTAAAGATGAAGCCACTCAAACGTGAACGTTGGGAAACAGTATTTGATCGAGCGGATATATGAGGACGCGAAGATAACATCTCCTATAATGAAAGTAATATTTAGGAGGTTTTATTATATGCTGAAATTTATTGCACTGTTAATCGGACTTGTCGTAGGCTTGGTCGCAATAGTCGTTGTCGGGGGAATCGGCATCGGAGTTGCGGTTGTTGCCTTTGGCGATGTGATCGTCGGTGTGATACTGCTTGTGCTGATGTGTAAAAAATCCAAACAGAAATCAAGGAGTTGAGTCCGCATGGACTCTTCTCTTTTTTTGCGCGAAAATTACATCTACTCTAATGGAAACACTATAAAATTAGAGGAGATTGTAATTATGAACATTTGGAAAAAGAAAGCATCTGATTTAACGGTCGAAGAAATTACGTTGCTCTCGTTGGGGTTAGGTGTCGGCGTTGGTGCTATCACCTATGTCTACAAGGAAACGGATTGGTTTGAAACCGCTGGAAGAAAAATTTCTGAATTGTGGCATAAGATCACAAAGAAATAGTGTTCTTGAGAAAGAGTCTGCAAAGACTCTTTTCTTTTTTTGCGCGAAATTTACATCTGCTCTAATGGAAATAATGACAAAATAAAGGAGATATTATTATGAAATTCTGGAACAAAAATTATAGCGAAATGACTGTTAAGGAGCTTACGCTGTGGTCTGTTGCGCTCAGTGTGATTGCATACGCAATCATGTGGATTGTCACGACTACGGATTTCTTTGAGACAGTTGGCGAAAAGATCACTGGAATCTGGAATAAGGTCTTCCACAAGTAATTTCCACTGAGAGAGGTCCTACACGGACTTCCCTCTTTTCCTTTCGCGAAGTCTGCAAGTTGTATTATGAGAAAGAAGTGGCAGTAGTGAGTCATGGGTGCGAGCCCCATCACCTGCGATTGGTGTCACATAGGAAATATGACCGAGCAACTCTCAGACGGGAACGAAACCGTACAAGACCACGCTTTCTCTTTTTCTTTCGCATGAATTACAAGTTGTATTATGAAGGAGGGTTATATTATGACTTGGAAACAAATTGAAGCAAGCCGTGAAGCTCGTCTGTGGATCGGACAGGTTATCGTTCCGGCAGTTGTCGGGATTATGGCTGTCTCACCGGAGGCAAGACAAACGGTAAAAAACAAATGCGTGCAGGTCAAGAATACGATTCGCCGCAAACTGGAGAAGAGGGGCTAACGCTCCTCTTTTTGTTTTATCTTGAAACAAATTCAAAAGGAGAATGTGATATGTGTAGCAATATTCCTGAAATTCTTGAGGATGGAACGAAATACTATCCGCCGATCGACAGCTGCGCTTATGAAGAGCATGAACTCGATATGTATTTCATTGGGGACAATTACGGAAAAGACGAAGATTAACGCGAAATTTGCAAGCCGTATTATGAAGAGACTGTTAGCTCAAATGGTAGAGCACAAGATGAAAATCTTGAGGTTGTTGGTTCGAGTCCAACACAGTCTCTTCTTTATATTTTTTTGAAAGGAAGTAACAATCATGCGAATTAACATTCGAAAAGCCGGACCGCTAATTGCTACAGGATTGGCATGTGCCGGGGTCATTGTGACTGCACTTCTGGCGGTGAAAAAAGCTCCAGAGGTTCAGGAAGCTGTGGAAGAGGCACGCTCGGAGCGAGGCGGAGCTTTGAAACCGATTGAGGTTGTTAAAGCTGCTGCTCCTTCTGCATGGCCGGTCTGTGCTGCTGCGGTTGGAACGATTGCCTGCATCGTTGGTATTCAGGCGATGAATCAGAAACAACAGGCGTCGCTTGTTGCAATGTACGGCGTCGCAGCAAAGAGCCTGAAGAAGTATGACGGTAAAATCAAAGAACTGTTCGGCGAAGACGCTCCCACAAAGGTAAAAACCGCGATTGCACAGGACACAGCTGACGAGGGTCATGTTCCAAATCCCATTGGAGATGCTTGCCTGTTCTATGACATGATCTCTGGAAGATATTTCACCAGTACGATGCTGGAGGTTCGAAATGCCGAGTATCATTTCAATCGGAACTTTGTCCTTCGTGGCGGTCAAGCAGCATTAAACGAGCTATATGACTTTCTTGGCCTAGATCACATCGAGGGCGGTGATATTGCCGGCTGGGATGTCGGTGAGGCTGGCGAGTTCTATGGGTATGAATGGATTGATTTCGACCATGAAAAGGTGACGCTCATCGGTGACGATGGCAATGAGTTTGAATGTTATATTCTGTCTTGCCCATTCCCGCCTTGCTATTTGGATATGAAAGAAGAATTTGATCCGATTGAATTCGAATGCGCAGAAAAAACACCGCTTATTATGAAGGAGGCGTGAACTTATGAAAAAGATCAATACACTGAAAATTCTCGGCATCGTATCATCCATCCTTGGTCTGGTATTGCCGTTACTGGATCAGTATCTGGATGAGCAGAAAACCAGAGAAATCGCACGTGAAGAAGCTCAGAAGGTTCTGGCTGAATCCAACGAAGAAGAGTCTGAATAAGGCTCTTCTTTTATATTTGTTATGGATGCAGCAGAATTGGTCGTGAAGTACATAGAGACGTCACTTCCGCCACCCCAAATCGAATGGGGCCGAAGAGAATTTGACCAGAGAATCTATGAACGATGGGCGGCAGAAGAGCTGTTGTCCTGCCTGCTTAATCGTGGCGAAAAAGATCCGGTCGCAGTTGCAGATGGATATTTGCTGTCGCTCATCGCTGCAACAGGATCTTGCGTAGACAATAAGAACCTTATATTTTCCTCTGCGATTCATACCGCAGAGACGCTATTACATCTTATTGAGAAGGAGTATTCAGTATGAAGACGACAACTTTAACAAGTATGATGACTTGTGCGTGGAAGGCAATGCGGAAGCACTCGCCAGAAATTCTGACTGCACTTGGAATCGCTGGTTTCACGACGGCTGCGGTGATGGCTGTCAAGGTCACGCCAAAGGCACTGGAAAAAGTGCGTCAGGACAGCCAGAAGAACCATAATGGCGATCGTTACGCTTACACAAAGAAAGAAGCAGTCGCATCGGCTTGGCGTCATTATGTGCCGGCGGTCGGTGTTGGTCTTTCATCCGCTGCCTGCCTGATATTTGCCACATCAACGAATCTGCGGCGAAATGCAGCACTGGCTACGGCATATTCAATCTCGGAAGCAACCCTTCGAGACTATCAGGCGAAGACACTTGAGATGGTCGGACCGGAAAAAGAGCAGGAAATTCGAGACGCTGCGATCAAAGAGCGCACAGAGCGTCAGCCGATTCAGACGGACAAGCTCTTTGTAACACGCAAGGGTGATACTCTATGCTATGACCCGTGGTCTGATCGTTTATTTAAGTCTGATCCGGATTTCATCACGAAAGCTGCAAATTCGCTCAGCCGGGAAATGTTGGATTCCGGCTACGTGAGTTTGAATGATTTTTATTATGAGATCGGGTTGACGGAGACAAAGGCAGGCAACGAACTCGGATGGAAAGTAGATAAAGGCTTGATTGACCCGATCTTCAGTGGTCAGCTTACGCAGGATCAGCAGCCCTGTCTGGCAATCGACTTCCGTGTTCAACCAGCGATTGGGTTCGATGAATGAGGTGATGTGAAGTGAATCTGAATTTCAACAGCGGATTCGGGCAGAGTATCATCTCGAAGATCGTTCGTAAGATCATGAAAAAGAAGCTGGGATGTGATGTAGATGCACAGATCTCGGATCTCCAGCTTTATGAAAGCGCCGATGATAAGCACGTCTGCCTGTCGGCTAATTTCAAACTGAGCGTAGCAAAGAGCGATGTCGATAAACTGATCGATATCCTCTGATTACGCGAAATTTACATCTGCTCTAATGGAGAAATACTAAATTATTATAAAGGAGTTTTAACAATGGAAAACACTATGAACAATGAAGTCATCACGAAGGAAACGGAAGCTACTTCCGAATCGACGGAACTGACTCCTGCAAAGCAGGATGATGTGCATGGTATGACTGCTGGTGAAACCGCTATTGGCTTCGGCATTATTGGCGGACTGTCCGTGCTCGCATGGGAGGTCGCGATTAAGCCGCTGGGCAAGAAGGCACTCGCCGCAGGTAAGGCTGCACTTCAGAAAGCGAAGGAGAAAAAGACCGGCAAATTCGAGAAGAAGGCCGAAGAACCTGAAGACCTCGTTGAGGTTGACGAGAATTAAACTCGATCAATAATCCGTAATTCTCAGAGGGAGAGTCCGCAAGGACTCTTCTCTTTTATTTTTATAAGGGAGGTTGACTATGGATTTATATTCGTACACCGGTCCGGTCACAATGTTTGATCGTTGTGTCGCGAATTACTGGAAGGGCGAGACTTATGCTTCCAGCGAGAGAAAAGCAAAAAGCAATTTGATCTTTCAATATAAACAGCAAAACGGTTTGATTCCGGCGAGTAAGGTCAATCTCCCCGGCAAGCTTGTGAAGCTCGAACAGTGAAAGGAGCCGGTTATGGCTGAGATCAAATCTTTGGAAGAAAACAACGCGCCGCGCGAGAAGCGGGAAAAGCTCATCACAGGTGAGGCAAAGACCAGAAAGCGTCTGGGGGATGTCTTTATTGCGGAGGACGTCCGTACGGTCAAGAATCATATTTTCATGGATGTCATTGTCCCGGCAATCAAGACGGTCATCGTGGATATTGTCACGAACGGTATTCAGATGATGCTCTGGGGTGATACGATCAATCGCGGAAAAGCACCCGGAACCAAGTACAACTACGGCAACTGCTACAGCAGTCTGAATCAGCCGCAGCGTACCCAGAAAACCAATTATACGGGATATGGCTACGAAGATCCCATCGTTACTACTCGTGGTGATGCAGAACGGATATTGCAGGAGATGAGCGAGATCATTCAGGAATATGGTCAGGCAAGTATTGCAGATCTGTATGATCTTTGCGGAATCACCGGTCGTCCGACGGATATGAACTATGGCTGGACAGAAATGCCCGGAGGTCGTTCCGTTCGAATTCCTGAGGGCTACGTCATTCAGATGCCGAGACCGATTTGTATTAAGTAAAAAGAAAGGATATTTCTCAATGAAAAACGAAATGATGGAAAAGGCTGCAAACGCCTTGACGAAATTCAGTGCGAAAGCAAAAGCACATTCTCCGGAGATCCTGCTGATTGCAGGTATTGCCGGTGCGGTCGGTACAGTGATTCTGGCGTGTGCTGGAACCCGGAAGCTTGATGCCGTTCTTGAAGACAGTAAGCAGCGTATCGATGAAGCAAAGGACACTGTCGTAGAGAACGAGGATGGACAGCCCACATCTGGCAGCCAGAAAGCACTGGTGAAGGCGTATGCTCAGACAAGTCTGGACTTCGCAAAAATCTACGGACCGGCAGTTATACTCGGAGGTTTGTCGATCTATTGCCTGCTGTCTTCGCACCGGATCATGAAAGATCGCAACGAATCCCTCGCGGCAGCATATACGACTGTTTACACAGCATTTAAGCAGTATCAGGATCGTGTTGCAGAGAAGATCGGCGCGGAAGCTGAAAAAGAGATCCGCTATGCCGTGGAAAAGAAGAAAGTCGAAGAAACAGAAACCGATGAAAACGGTAAGCAGAAAAAGCTTAAGAAGTCCATTGACATCGCGACGATGCCGAGCGGCTATGCGAAGTTCTTTGACGAGTGCTCCCGCGAGTGGATGAAGGATCCGGAACTCAATCTGATGTTCCTGCGCGGTAAACAGGCAATGCTCAACAACAAGCTTCAGGCGTGCGGCTTCGTATTCCTGAACGAAGTCTATCGCGAGCTTGATCTTTGCGAACCGACGCAGGAAGGTCAGGTCGTCGGTTGGTACTACACGCCGGAGCATCCGAGCTTTATTGACTTTGGTATCTACAATACCAACCGTTCGACAGAGAGATTCGTGAATGGCTATGAGCGCTCGATTCTGCTCGATTTTAATGTGGATGGCGTCATCATCGACAAGCTGTAAGGAGGTTTCTGTATGAAAACGCTCAGCTATATTTTGTCCGCTGCGGCGGGCATTTTCTTTGTGTCCGGTATGCTAGTGCTTGGAGGCTGACATGGACTTCTTTGGTGCTGTTATCACAGAAATTGACTATATTCTCGATTCCAGACGCAAGCGTCACATTGTTGGCGGAATTCTCATCAGTCTTGCGTTGATGTGCGGCGGGCTTGCTGTCACAGTTGGAACGTTGAAGGAGGATGAAGATGCATAAAGCATTATATTTTGCACTTGGCGTTGCTGCCGGCGCAGGTGCATCGTGGTACTTCTGGAAAGAGTACTACAGAAAAAGAGCTGACGAAGAAATTCAGTCAGTAAAGGAAGCCTTTGCACCGAGAAAAGCAGAGGAAGAAAAGAGCGAGAAAAAAGAGCCGAAGATGACGGAGGAGCAGATCGCTTATGAAAAGGAGCGGCAGTCTAAGCTTCAGGACTATCGGGCGCTGATTCGTGAGTCTGGTTATCAGACGAGAACTTCTCCGAAGGATCTTTTGGACGATGATCCGAATGAACCGACACCGGGCGACAATGTCACCAAGCCGTATGTCATCAAACCAGAGGAGTTTGATACGCTCGATAATTATGATGCGGTCTGCTATACCTACTATGCAGATGGCGTTCTGGTTGATGAGGATGAGGATCCGCTTGAGATTCCTGAAATCGCTACGTCGATCGGCTTGGACTTTGCTTCTCACTTCGGAGATTATGACGAAGATTCTGTTCACATTCGAAACGATCTGCGTCATATCGATTATGAGATCGTCCGAGATTTGAGAAAGTACGGGGATTTCCATGAATCAGAATGAGCTGACCGACGCCTATTTTGAGTGGATGTATCAGCTCGCCTTTCCAGACCAGAATGATATTTCATACCGGAGACTTTGTGCATACCTGAATAATGTCACATTCTATCCACGCTTGCCGATGGACGAGAATCGTGCACAGGATGGTGAAGATCTCCGGTATCGTTTTGGGTATGAGCAGGGTCATATCCATCCAGAAATCGGATCGCTGCTCGATTGCAGACCGTGTAGTATGCTGGAAATGATGGTTGCCTTGGCTCTTCGTATGGAAGAAGACATCATGGCTAATCCGGCAATGGGCAATCGCTTGCCGCAGTGGTTCATGGAGATGCTGCAAAGTCTTGGTCTGGACGATATGACGGATGACCGATTTGACCGACATAAAGTTATGACCGTCGTTCGGCGATTCATGGATGGAAAGTATAAGCCAAACGGAAAAGGCGGACTGTTTACAATTCCCTCATGTGGGCGTGATTTGAGAACTGTGGAGATCTGGTATCAGATGAACTGGTATCTGAACAGTATTATTTATGAGAAAGGATGTTAAAAATGGACGAGATGCTTCGTTATCTCTTTAAGTCAACCATGCGGACAGATTCCGCACTTCGAGCCATCGCAAAGGCATTCAAGACCCAGCGCAAATTTAACCGTTGGGTGCTGCTGACCTATCTGGTGCTCGGCGCTGGATATTTTGAGAATCAGCGTGAAATCTCCATACTGAAGCGGGAGCTTGACAGCATGAAGGAACCGACAGAGAGTACAAAGGGCGACACAGGGAGATAAGAAAAATCTATGTTTGACTTCCTCAGGATTTCTACCAGAAGCAGCAAGCAAGGTATCGAAATCTACCCGAAGTTCAGGATTTGTAAGTCTTCTGATCTCATGATTCGCGGCGGGGATTTTTATGCAATCTGGCTGGAAGACCGAGGAATGTGGTCTACGGATGAGCAGGACGTTTTGGATCGAATCGACTATGAGCTCGATAAATACGCAAAAGAGAATAAAGAGCTCTTTGGCGAACATCCAAGAGTCTTGCATGTCCGGGACTCTGAAACCAGATTCATCGGTGCATGGCACCAGTTCTGCCAAAGAGATATGCGGGATTCCTATCACATGCTGGATGAGAAATTGATATTCTCCAACATGCCGACGAGTAAAAAGGATTATGCCAGCAAACGTTTGCCTTATCCATTGGAACAGGGCAGCCATGAAGCATACGATCGGCTGATGTCCGTTTTATATTCTCCAGAGGAACGGATGAAAATTGAATGGGCAATCGGTTCAATCGTGTCTGGCGAATCCAAGCGTCTTCAAAAGTTTATGGTGTTGTATGGCGCAGCAGGTACGGGTAAATCCACTGTCCTGAACATCATTCAACAGCTTTTTGAAGGCTATTACTCGGTGTTTGATGCCAAAGCACTTGGTTCTGCGTCAAATGCGTTTGCACTGGAGGCGTTCAAGACAAATCCGCTTGTTGCCATCCAGCATGACGGTGACTTGTCTCGCATCGAGGATAATACTCGTCTGAACTCGCTTGTCTCTCATGAGATCATGACTGTCAATGAGAAATTCCGGCCGACCTATTCGAACCAGTTCAAAGCCTTTCTCTTTATGGGCACCAATAAGCCGGTCAAGATCACAGATGCAAAATCCGGTCTGCTTCGCCGGTTGATCGATGTCTCCCCTTCTGGAGAAAAGCTGTCTCCAAAAGAATACAAGGTTGTGACAAAGCAGATTGCATTTGAACTGGGAGCAATCGCCTATCATTGTCAGGAGGTCTATCTCTCAAATCCCGGTCGTTACGACGACTATGTCCCCCTCGGGATGCTTGGTGCTTCCAACGATTTTTACAATTATATTCTCGATAGCTACTATGTGTTCAAGTCTGAGGATTCGACGACCCTCAAAGCGGCATGGGCGATGTATCGTACATATTGTGAGGATGCAAATGTCCCCTACCCTTTGTCGCAGCGTTTATTTAAGGAAGAACTGAAAAACTACTTCCAAGAGTATTCTGATCGCTATAATGCAGCGGACGGGAATCGGGTTCGTAGTTTCTATCAGGGATTCCGGTCAGATAAAATTGATGGCAAAGATGTCGGAATTCTTCCGGAAGCAGAACCCGCCGGGATAGAGTTCCTGAAACAGAAATCACGGTTTGACGAGATCTGTGCGGACTGTCCTGCACAGTATGCAACGGCAAAGGAGACTCCAACGCAGCCATGGTCTGAGGTTCGATCTACCCTTCATGAACTTGACACACAAAAACTACACTATGTCCGTGTCCCAGAGAATCACATTGTCATTGACTTTGATATTCCGGGCGACGACGGCAAAAAGTCATTTGAACGAAATCTGAAAGAAGCGTCGAAGTGGCCGCCGACGTATGCGGAGCTCAGTAAATCCGGTGCGGGCATCCACCTGCATTATATTTACACAGGAGATGTCTCCAAGCTCAGCGCTGTTTATGCCGACCATATTGAGGTGAAGGTGTTCAGCGGGAAGAGTTCTCTTCGCAGAAAGCTCACTAAATGCAATAACCTCCCAATCGCGACGCTCAGTTCAGGTCTACCGCTGAAAGGAGAGAAACCAATGATTGATCCGAATGTGGTACAGAGCGAAAAAGGGCTCCGTACCACAATTCAGAAATGTTTACGCAAAGAAATCCACGGCGATACGCGCTCCAATATCGATTTCATCTATAAAGTGCTGGAAGACGCTTATAAAAGCGGGATGCACTATGATGTTGGCGATATGGAGAATGCCGTTATCAACTTTGCCATGAAGAGCACCAATCAGTCGGAATACTGCCTGAAGCTTGCAACGAAGATGCACTTCAAGTCTGACGATCCGGCAGAACCGCTTGCTTTTAACGAGAACGATCCAATTATATTCTTCGATGTCGAAGTGTTCCCAAACCTCTTCCTGATCGTCTGGAAGATTCAAGGTCCGGGACATTCTTGTGTCCGGATGGTGAATCCGAAGCCGCGTGAGGTCGAAGAACTATTCCACTATAAGCTGGTCGGGTTCAATAACCGCCGATATGATAACCACATCCTGTACGCAGCCATGCTTGGCTACAGCCCGATGGAGATCTTCAAACTGTCCTCCAGAATCATCAACGACCATAATAACGGTGATCTGTTTGGCGAGGCATACAATATCTCTTACACAGATATTTATGACTTCGCATCGGCGGCAAACAAAAAGAGCCTGAAGAAATTCGAGATTGAACTCGGAATCCATCATCAGGAGCTTGGTTTACCATGGGATCAGCCGGTTCCGGAGGATATGTGGGACAAGGTTGCTGAATATTGCGAGAACGACGTGATTGCGACGGAAGCGACATTTGACCATCTCAAAGCGGACTGGAATGCGCGGCTGGTTCTGGCAAAGGTTGCCGGTATGCTGCCGAATGACACGACGAACAGCCTCTCTACCAGAATTATATTTGGTAAGGAGAAACACCCGCAGAGTCAATTCAACTACCGTGACATGGGCGATACGTCAATTCCAACACATCCGTGGGTCTGGCCTCCTGAAAAAGATCTGCCGTTCAAATCGCCATGCGACGAGTACAATCTGTTCGACGATCTGAATCGACCTGTATTCCCCGGATACAAATACGAATATGGGAAATCGACCTATCGGGATGTCAGTGCACGCAATCCGAACCCGGATCAGCAAACAGTTGGTGAGGGCGGCTATGTCTACGCTGAGCCCGGTATGCACCGGAATGTCGTGGTTTTGGACGTTGCATCTATGCATCCAAGCTCCATCATTGCAGAGCAGCTCTTCGGTCCAGTCTACACAAAACGCTTCGAGGAGATCAAGGATGCCCGTGTTGCCATCAAGCACAAGGAGTTTGACAGAGCTCGCTCCATGCTGAATGGCAGTCTGAATGAAGCGATCGACATGATTGAACGGGGCGAGATGACGACGGATGATCTGTCGCTGGCTCTGAAAACAGTCATCAACTCGGTCTACGGTCTGACATCGGCGAAATTCGACAATCCATTCCGAGATAAGCGTAATGTAGACAACATTGTCGCAAAGCGCGGTGCTCTGTTCATGATCAATCTCCGGAATGAAGTGCAGTCTCGCGGATTCACGGTTGCACACATCAAGACAGACTCGATCAAGATCCCGAATGCCACACAGGAGATCATCCAGTTCTGCTTTGACTATGCGAAACAGTACGGTTATATTTTCGAGCACGAATCGACCTATGAAAAAATGTGCCTCGTCAACAATGCTGTGCTGATCGCAAAGTATGCGGATCCAGAATGGTGCAAAAATGAGTATGGATACGTTCCGGAGAAAAATGGAAAGCATCCGAATGAGTGGTCTGCGACGGGAACACAGTTTGCTGTCCCGTATGTGTTCAAGACGCTCTTCTCGCATGAGCTAATCGAATTTAATGATCTCTGCGAAACAAAGTCGGTGACATCCTCGCTCTCGCTGGACATGAACGAAAATCTTCCGCCTGACGAGCACAATTATATTTACGTTGGACGGGTTGGTCAGTTCTGCCCGATCAAACCCGGTTGCGGTGGCGGTCTGCTGATGCGTGAAACCACAAACAAGACAACCGGAGAAAAAGGATATGCAGCAGCTACCGGGTCGAAAGGATACCGGTGGCTGGAATCTGAGTCGGTGCGGCTTCTGGAGAAGGAAGCGTGCATCGACGTTTCTTATTATAATGCCCTTGTCAATGACGCCAGAGCTGCGATTGCCAAATTCGGTGATGCAGACTGGTTCATCGACGGAAAAGAAGACACACCTCCGTGGGAAACTGCGGAGGAACCTTGGTCGAACGGCGAAGCATTCGCTGTCAGATAAAACAACATTTATATTTTGAAAAGGAGTTTCAACACTATGGAAAACGTTCGTAATATCCCTCCCCTCAACATTCAGGGCGCTAAGATCGTAAAGCGCAACTTTGCAGGTCGTATGGAAGACTACAACCGCGAGGGCAATCGCTATTTCACCATCCGCATTGATGATCCGGAGCTGGCGAATTCTCTGATCGCTGACGGCTGGAAGATCCGTGAAGGCAAGCTGCGCAATGAGGACGATGAGCCGCGCTGGTACATGGACGTCAGAGTTGCGTTCAACGAATACTTCCCGACGAAGATCTGCATGTACTCGGGTAAGACCCGGAAGGAACTGAATGAAGACACCTGTGCGATCCTCGACCGCGCTCGCATCCTGAATGCAGACATGACGATCCGCCCGCGCTACTGGGAGGTCAACGGTAAGAGCGGCTACAAGGCATACCTGAAGGTTCTGCATGCGACCATCGAGGAAGAGGATCCGTGGGCAGATGCCTACTCTCAGTACGACGAGCAGTAAATTATGGACTTCGGGAGCTCTGAAACATGGGCTCCCGACTTATATTTTGGAGGTTTAACAATTATGGGAAAACGTTTTGTATTCGGTCTTGGACTGACTTTGGGATTTTGCGTTGGTGCTACGCACGCTGTTGGAAAAATGCTGTCTGTGGATGAGATTCGTAAGGCTTGTGCAAATCGCGTAGCAAATAAGATCTCTGATTTTCTGTATGGGAAGAACCGTTGCGCTTATTCCTATGACTGGTCCTTTGCTACGCAGGGAGACTGTGAAAATGCATGGCATGATATTTGTGAGATCGTTCAGATGTATGGTCTGGTGACTGTCGCAGACGTGAAGGGCATCGTTGGCTCAAAGTCGAGCTCTTACGATGATACAAAGCGAGGTTGGACCGGAATGATCGGTATGTATCTCAAACCCGAAAAAGATGGGACATGGACGATTCATCTGCCGGAACCCAAAAGATTGACGATAAGGAGCTATTGATATGGTTTCCAACTACAAAGAAGTATATTTTGACCCTTATTGCTCGAAATGCAAGTATCTGAAAAAGACAGAGCAGGAAGAGCCGTGTGACGAATGTCTCAACAACCCTGTCAATGAATACACGCATCGCCCAGTCAAATTTGAGGAGAAAGAATGAGCGGGATCAACCTTTACGGATTCCAGCTCGAAGCGGTCAAAAAAATGCACAACGGCTGCATTCTCTGCGGCGATGTCGGAAGTGGTAAATCCAGAACATCCCTCGCGTACTATTGCCTTCAGCAAAATCGTGGCGGGGATACGATTGTGTATTGGAAGATGCCGCCCAAAGTAGAAGATCTCTACATCATCACGACTGCCCGCAAACGAGATACATTTGAGTGGGATTCTGAACTGGCAAATTTTCGCATGTCCACGAATCCCGAGAATGATGCATTCAAGCACTCTGTTGTCATTGACTCTTGGAACAACATCCAGAAGTACAAGGACATCAAGGGGGCTTTCTTTATATTTGACGAGCAGCGTGTTGTCGGTAGAGGCGAATGGGTAAAGAGCTTCCTGAAAATCGCAAAGGCAAATCATTGGATTCTGCTCTCAGCAACTCCGGGTGACAAATGGGAGGATTATATTCCGGTCTTCGTCGCTAACGGATTCTATAAAAACCGGACGCAGTTCAGCAACGAGCACATCATCTGGGATCCACGTGTCAGTTTCCCGAAGGTTCGTGGATATTTCAACACCAACCGCCTCATCCGACTCCGAGATCAGGTGCTTGTACAAATGGACGACCAGCGGACAACAATTTCGCATCATGAGGATATATTCGTCGTCTATGATATTTCAACATATCGAGATCTGACACGAACACGCTGGAATCCGTGGCTGGAGAAGCCGATCGAGACTGCATCTGAGCTGTGCTACGCATGGCGAAAGGTTGTTAATTCAGATGATTCCCGCCAACGTGCCGTGCTGGAGATTCTGGAGGATCATCCCAAAGCCATTATATTTTACAACTTCGACTATGAGTTGGAGATTTTGAGAGGTATCGGATATGAAGAAGGAACCGAAATCGCCGAATGGAATGGGCATAAACATGACGCACTTCCTGCCGGTGACAAATGGGTCTATCTGGTGCAGTACACGGCAGGTTGTGAAGGATGGAATTGTATCACGACAGACACAATTATATTTTTCTCCCAGACCTATTCCTATAAGGTGCAGCACCAAGCCGAGGGCCGTATCAATCGCCTTAATACCCCTTACCAAGACCTCTACTATTATCACCTGAGAAGCCGAAGCGCTATTGATCTCGCAATTTACCGAGCATTATCAGAAAAGAAAACGTTCAATGAGGGCGCGTATCTCAAGCGCGCTGGATATTTTAAGAAGGAGAAATCGTCATGAGATATCGTTCAAATAGTTTCTATTGCAAACTCATTCTGGTTCTGACCGTCTTAGTGGCGGTCATTTTTTATGTCGGTGTTGGCATCGTAAAGCTTCAGGCAAAAAAGATGATCCAGGATGCTCAGATCGAAGCCATTCGTACACGCGAAAAATATGAGCAGAACATCACCACTTCAGAAGAGAGCCAGGCGCATTTAACAAGTTTAGTATATGCTGAAGCGAATCCTACGGTTCTCCAAGAGGATCCGGACGTAAAAGAAGCGGTTGTCGAGCTTGTGTTGGAGCATTATCGGGAATGCTATGAGACTGTAGACGAGCATGACGTAGAGCTTCTTGCTTGTGTTATTTATCAGGAAGCCGGTGGGGACTCTTGCTGCGATATGTGCAGAAGAAGAGTGGCAGACGTTGTTCTGAATCGTGTGAAAGATCCGCGCTTTAAGGGCACAACAATCGAGGAAATCCTGATTGATGGCGACCCCGCCCCGCAATGGGGTTTATATTCTGTCACTGGCGTTGTATGGCCGGATAAAGCGAGCCTCCCGGAAGAGCAGCATGCTGTAGAGCGGGCTTATCGAATCGCTAGAGAAGTTCTGGAAGGACAGCACAGTGATCTGACAGAGGATTATATTTGGTGCGCGGAATTTTCACAGGGAACGGATGTGATCGAGTGCGACGGAATCTACTTCGGGAAATAGATGAGATTCCAAAAGTCGGTGAGCGCCGCATGGAACAATACATGATATTCGGAACCTACGGCTGCTCGCTCAGTGATCCAGAGCCATGCATGGTTACTTATGTGAACTATCGCCATCGATGGTATGAGGTTTACTTCGAAAGGCTGGGATATTCTTGTGGCTACAAATTTCATGAGCGAGAGCAAAATCAAAGAACTGATGAGCCGTAGACGACACCAGATTCTGATACATAGCGTGATCTATTACAAGCTCAATGAGAAGTACTAGTTGATCTTGCGCGTAGAAAGCAATCGCCTTTATGAAGGAGGTTGATATTTTATGAACAACATTATTCTTTATGGCATTGGAGACGCACGGTATCAATATCGAGTATTGCGGTATTTCGCAATTTACGATGAGCGAGCGGACACTTCGGAAATCAAGCGTATTGCACGTATGATGCAGGTTATCAATCCGAGTATCGAGCATGTGTACATGATTACGAATCGTCATGGGCTCAAACGTGAATTTATGGAATCCACAAAACGAAATTCGATTGAGAGTTGTGCGATCTTCAAAGATACCTTGGAACGAGAAGGAATTAAAGTCTTCTGACTGAAAGGGCGAGACGTCTGATACAAGGCGTCTTCGCTTTTATTTTTATGAAAGGACATATAGCTATGGACGATTTAAGCAAATTCATTCAGTCCGTCGGAGTAATGGCTGAAATGACGGCAATCTTCTACGACGCATTACTAAAAGCAGGTCTGTCGGAAGATATTGCTGTAACGCTAACAGCCAAAATGATCGGCGAAGTCATCAGATCCAGTGGCACTACATCACAGGAGGACAAACAATGAACAAGTATATTTTCCTGATTGTCGGTCCGTCTGGCAGCGGAAAAACGACTATCGTCGAGATGCTGGAGCAATCTCTCGGTCTAACCCAGATTGCGTCTTACACAACCAGGAAGCCGAGACATTCCGGCGAAAAAGGTCATATCTTCGTTACGGATGAAGAATTTGACCGGTTGAAAGACCTGGTTGGTTACACCGAATTTGACAAGCATCGATACGCCGCGACGGCAATGCAGGCCGAGCAAAATGATATTTATGTCATCGATCCAGCTGGTGTTGCCTATTTCAAAGAAAATTATCACGGTTCAAAGCGAGTCCGTGTTATCGGTATTTGGGCGACGGAAGCTGCCAGAAAAAAGAGAATGTTTCTACGAGGAGATCCAGAAGATGCCATTATGAGGCGTTTGGAGGGCGATAGAGCAATTTTTAATACAGACATCTGTGACGTCGTATTTTACAACAAATCGCTTCAGGAGACATACCAGGCACTCTCACAATACATTTTCTGGAACTTATATCTTAAATCATAAATGAAGGAGGACATTATCATGTCAAACGCAACGAAAGAACAGATGAAGGAAGAAGCAATCGCTCGTATGAAGCTTCTTCACATTCACTCCAATGCTATTCACGATTTCAAGGCAGAGAATGTCGTGAACTACTCCCAGTTCGGCGTGCTCTTCTGGCTTACGGAGGAGCAGCAGAAACGAGTAGATGAGTTTGAAAAGCAGTCCGGAAATCTCGTCTATCACGTGATCGAGAACCATTATATTGAACTCGGACAGATGCTGACATTCCTGTATGTCTCGCCATATACGGATGAGTGGGAACGGGATCGCAAAGAGCTTGCGGCTGGTGAACCCCTTGCATATGTAGCGAACCTCACCGATGAGATTTGTTCGGAATATGGTCATGTTGGCATTGAACCGTGTTGCGGTGGATTAAGGAGGACTTGGTGATGGCGACTCCACAGACTACTTTCACAATCAAAAACGAACTCCGACTCTGCAAGGTCAAAAGTGAGCTTGGATATTTTCACTGCTGGGAGCATTTCAGCAAGCCTGTTCCCGCTGGCCTGACGATCGGTTCTCCCCCGGCAGGTGTTATCAGCTATGTCTCTGGTATCGTAGAATTTGATGACGGTATCCGGCGCGTGGATCCGACTGAGATCAAGTTCTGTGACGAAGAAAACGCGACTCTCTATGCGTGGAATAAATATAACAAGGAGCGATCCAAAAATGAGGAAAAATGAAAGGCTCATCGACATTAGACCGTATCAAACATCTTCGGGTGAATGGCATCTCGAACTTACTTACGCTTACGAAGATGAAAAGGGTGAGCATAATGTTATATTTCCAGATGTTCAGTGTCCGTTTCCGACGCAAGCAGTTCCTTTTCCGGATACTACTCCTCATGCAGTTGGAATCTATATTCGTTCGTGCGGGTACTCGATTCCGGGGTTGGAAAAGATCCCGCTGGATATTGGGTATTGTCGGCTGGCACAGGAGCGCGGGATTACCGATCAAGCTTATGTCTTCGATATCATCATGAAATACTTCACTCGTGAAATGACGATTGAAGAAGTCGAGAATAAGCTCGGGTATAAGGTAAAAATCGTGAGCAAGGAGAATGAGAAATGACAAAGGAATTCTGCGATATTTGCGGGCGTCCTATTGAGACGTACAAAAATGTTTCTGAGTTCAAGCTCAAAAAGGTAGTCCATTCATTTCATGAAGGTTGGTGGCAAAGACTTACCGTTCACAATGCTTGCTGGAAAGAGCTTTGCAAACGAATCGCCGAAACAGTGATTACTTATGAACCGAAGGAGAATAACAATGCTTAAAATTGAAAAAACGGAAGTCGTTGGCTGGGAGGCAGCCATAAGAGGGATGCGGAATCCGATGAACTCTTGGGAGCAGAGTGATAGCGGACGTTGTCTGACCCATGGACCTGCACATTGTTCAGAGTGTGAGTATGCCGATTCTGGTTGTACTGGTTCGGAGAGTGATTTAGATACCCATTACATCATTGGTTCTAATGACCACGGCCTCATGAAAAAACTTCGCTATGCCGGCACAGACCATCGGAAATTCATGCGGATGCTGATCGTGTATCTGGATATCACGGCTCCGCTGTATTGGTGGAAGGAGTTTAAGACATACCGTGCGGGCAGAAAGTTTGGAGATGATGAGCCGGACATCATTGATGATGGATATTTGGAATACGACATCGAGATGAATTCCTGCTCGACGATGCACAAGATTGCAGCGAAAGAGTTCACACTGGAGGATTTCAGTTGTGAGCATTTGTCTGAGCCAGCTATTAGTGTTCTGAAAAATACTATTGAGGCTCTTAATCAAGCTAGGGATTTATATTTAGGATATGACGGCTTCAAACACACATGGGGCGACTGGGAAAAGAAGCATTACTGGTGGCAGATGATCCAGCTCCTGCCTAGCTCGTATAACCAGAAGCGGACCATCATGCTGAGCTATGAGGTTCTGGCGAATATGTACAAGTCTCGCAAGAACCACAAGCTTGACGAGTGGCATACGTTCTGCGACTGGATTGAGGGTCTGCCGTATTCCGAGCTGATTACGGGCGGTCTCCGTGATATCAACATTGCTGATGAATGGAATAAATTCGGTCATGTGAACTGCGTCTCAAGCGCAAAGCCTGATTGCAATGTTGTGATTACAAAAGAAGGAGATACTTCGAATGCCAAACCTGAATGACAAAATCTTCATCCTCTTTACGCAGAAGGAAGTGGATAAACTGAAAGAAGGTCTGCCGGTCTCGCTCTATGATGAAGAAACCGGGAAACAGACTGTATTTATGACCGAAGAAGGTTATAAGGAGATGAACGACTGGTGGGACGGACCTCCGGACTGATGCAGAATTTTGTAGTTGCTCGTGGAAACGGAAAAAGCCAGTATTGCCTTGAACAATTTAAGAAAATGAAAAAGGAGTTAGTAAAAATGTCGCAGATTGATATTCGCAAACATCTCGCATATCTCAATGAAAAATATGGTGTCCAGATGGAGACTGATGATGTCAGTGATGGATACCACACGTTCGGCTGTCTGTATGAGCAGCGCTGCATCCTGTTTGCGGCTCTGGTGGGAGCATATCGTGATCGGGCGTGGAAGTCTCGGCTCCATTCGGACGGTGAACCCTGCTTCGGTGGTGGATGGTTTATCGTCGGTATCAACACACCGCAGGGACAGTACACATATCACTATCCCGAGGATGACTGGTATCTGTTCGACTGTGAAGAGATCGAGCGGGCACCGGAATGGGATGGACATACGGCGGAGAATGTGACGCGGCTGTTGTCTTTGCAGACACCGCCGATTCCGGACGTAGTCGGGTTTCTGACGCTCGATAAGTACAATCAGTCGGATAGTATCAGACCGACATCGGAGGAATAAAAGATGATCATCATTGCGTGCCTGATCTGGGTCGGAGTTCAGCTTGGAGCTCCGGCCACTTTTTATATTTTGCTTGGCATTGACGCTGTAATTAAGATTCTGGCGTTTGGCGTTAAGTTGGGAGAAAAGACATGAGTATCTTCAAGAACCCGGAATCCTGTCCGAACTGTGTCCACAAGGATGTCTGTATGTATAAAGACAACTACGCACAGCTCGTAGCGGATCTCGAAAAAGATGATCGACTTTTACCGACAGGCGTGGATTTTATTCAACCGCTTGTTGTGAGATGCAAATACTTTAAGACTGAAAAAATTGAAAGGAAACCGATGACATATGAATACGACTGAAAGAAAGACTGAAGAACTGACAGTAGACGATTATCTCAAGATGTGCGAGCAGTGTGCACGGCTCGAAAAGAAAAATGCCGAACTCTCTGACACCATCAATCGGATGCACGGCGGCTGCGAAAGAGCTGTTGAATTGCAGAGACTTTTAGACGAATTGTTTAACATCGGACGAGATGAGGTCGTATCTGACGATGAGATTCGGGAGATGATGAAGGGTCTGCATGATCGTTGTGCGGAACTGGAGAATGAAAAAAAGCAACAGGCCGATTATATTCTCGAACTCAGGACTGAGCTTGAAAGGCTTCGTACAGCAGCGAAAGATTCCGAAAAGATAATTAAAAATCTGCGTGAATGTATCAATATTGCCAACAAAACTGCTCAGGACTATTATGATGAGCGGGAGATTTTCCGAGGTGTCAAAGATACATATGAATATCGGTACAATGCTCTTGTGAAAGAATCTGATAACTGTGCAAAGGATGCTGACGCCAAGATTCAGTCTGCCAATGATCGTGCTGCGAATGCGAAGAAAGAGGCAAAGGCAGCCAAGGAGCGGGCTGAGAGCGCTTCTGAGCGGGTTCGGTATCTGGAACGGAAGCTCAGGGACGTGGAGAGTCTTAATGATTCGCTGATGAAAGAGTTGGCGAGAAGGCAGTTTAACATTGTACGAGATGAAGCCATATCTGAAATTCGGGAGCATGACGCGGATGTCTATCAGCAGGATGTTTTGAAGTACGCGCCAATGGATGCTGTGATTTGTGATCAGCAGCTCACTTATGGTGTTATCGGGCTATGCGGTGAGGCTGGCGAAGCATCGGAAATCGTGAAGAAATACGAATTTCAAGGGCACGCATTAGACAGCTATCATCTTGCAATCGAGCTTGGAGATGTTCTGTGGTATGTCGCTTATACAGCTCATCATATCGGATATCCTCTCGGTAAGATCATGGCTATGAATCAGGAGAAACTCGCCAAACGGTATCCAGATGGTAAATTTGATGCAGAACGAAGCAGACATCGGGAGGAGGGCGATATTTGATGCCCTTCTTCAAAAAAGCTGGTGGACAGATATTTGGATGTCAGCTCAACAAAAAAGAGCAGGCTGCGTTGGAAAAAGAAGCACTAGCCGAACTCGCTGCGTTGGATGTAAAGAACACAAGAGAGATCGACGCGATGATTCTGTGGTTCATGCATGAAGAATTTGGCTTTGGTCCAAAACGCCTGAAGCGAATTTATGCAGGACTCGCAAGTAAAATGAAGCAGCTTGTGTCACGTTATGAGATGGGAACAGCAGATACGGCATTTCTTTGCACTTCCAAACTGACGGATTATGGTGTTGATCTGGAAGAATGGGAAAAAGAAATTGAACAGACAGTTGAAGAATAACAGAATTTAGGTTATGATATTTGTATCATACAGATGATGGAGGAAGTCTCATGAAGAAGTTACATGTTTTGCTTTTTACATTTATTATGCTTCTATCCTTGACGGGCTGCCACGATAAAGCTCTCGAAGAGACAACAGCAGCTGTTACGGCATATAACGATGCAGCGGAATCATATAATGCTGGCATTGTGACGTATAATGAAGCATGCAGTCAAATCGAGCAGGTGGTATTCAGCTTAGATGCGGTAATTGATGAAGCGCAAACTGTAATCAATGCAGGTGAGGAACCATACGATCCAAGTACACTAGACAGCCTGAAAGTCGAAATTTCTGAGGCACAAAATGTGAAAGTTACCCCGCCGACAATCATTGAGCCATTACCTCTGTTGACAATTGATCCTGAAGCTAAGACTGCCCAGTTGAAGGAATTAAAGGCTTCTGCCGAAACCAAATTAGCGGAAGTCAATTCCCTGTCAATTCCAGCTACCCCAAGCATCCCCAATTACTCAAATAACGAGGTCGCAATAAAGGATGCACTATCCGTCTATCAAGACAGCATTCAGAGTCTAAAGCAAGTTACAAACCCCGATCAGGATTTTGTAATAGACCGACTTCAGATGATTGAAACGATCACTGAAATTGAAGCTGTTACAGAAGAGACGGACGTAAACGGTCACCTCAACAAGCAGGGCGGATATACAAGTGCAATATACTTCAGAGATACGCTTGTTGATCTCGATAAGGTGTATATTGAACCCGGGTTTGAAGGTCTCCTTGATATTGGAACAGACGCTGGCGGGTGTATTGAAGTTTTTGCAAACGAGAAAGATGTCCAAAACAGGGATACGTATTTGGCTGGGTTTGATGGAGGTATCTTATCTTCTGGAGGACACTATATCATTGGGACGGTTCTTATTCGTACATCAAATGCATTGACCGGAACACAGCAATTGGAATTAACAGATGCAATCAAAGAAGCACTTTTGAAAGTCATTCACTAATCTCAAATAGCTCTTGTGGGGTTCTTCGTGAACCTCACAGGGGCTTTTCTTTTTATAACAAACAAGGAGGAACGTATATGACACGTTGGATCAATATTAACGACCATCCGAATTATGAAGTTAGCAATGACGGACAAGTGAGAAACAAGCGAACCGGGCATATTCTGAAACCGCTACTAAATAGAGAGAATGGATATGCCAGAGTATCGCTTAACGGACAACGATGCTATATTCATCGGCTGGTTGCTCAGGCCTTCTACGACAATTCCAGAACGGATATGGATGTGAATCATATCGACGGAAATAAATTGAATAATAACATAGCAAATCTTGAATGGAGTACGCGAAAGGAGAACGTAAAGCACGCTTATATAAATGGATTAAAATATTCAAGCTTTACTAATGTGGTGAGATGTAAATTTTGCAAGCATAGAAACGAAACAGACTTTTGCTCGTCGCAGCCAGACTACTTCTATTGCTATGATGGAGAGCGATAATTTGTGGGCATAAACTGTGGGCAATCAGCCAAAATTCAGCCCAACTTAAAAGTGGGCACAACCCGGGCAAAACTGGGCAGAACGTAAAAATCGGTTGTTTTGGGCTCGGATTTTTTGAAAATTTTCGGACAAAAGTGGCCATTTGCCCACTTTCTGCCCACTTTTTGCCCACTTTTGAAAAGCCGAAAACCCTAGTGTTTTCAATGGTTTCGGGGTTTTCTGCCCACTTTCCCACTTTTTTTCTTATTAACCCTAGAGAAAAATTTTTGTTATAGTAATAAGGGATTTTTCAAAAAAGTGGGCAGAACGCGATTTTTACCGATTTTGAGGAAATTGGGTGACACATCGAAAATCCGAAAAATCTAACCTAGCTTAGCGAGAACAAACCTAGATTAAAATTTCCAGATTCAGGGTTCCTTGTGAAAGGTTCGGAAAACGCCATTTTTATCGACTGTGACGACTACGCGTGAAAAACACGCCCTTTTATGAAGAGAGAGGCAATATATGCTTCTCTCTTTAATTTTTGTTTGGAGGTTTAACAATCTCATGCTGGAAAACAAATTCAAGACGAAGCTCATCAAAGAGATTCGCGAGCGACTGCCCGGAGCGATCGTGCTCCACATCAATCCCCCGCCGCAGGGCATTCCTGATCTTCTCGTTCTGAATGGAGAACGCTGGGCGGCTCTGGAGGGAAAGAAGGAATCCAATTCGAGTCACCGACCGAATCAGGATTATTGGATCGAGAAGATGAACAAGATGTCGTTCGCCGCGTTCATCAGTCCTGAGAACAAGGAGGAAGTTCTGAATGCAATGGAACGATCATTCTCGGATTGAAGGACGACACGCGACATTCTCTGCGAGTAAGTACAACTGGCTGAACTATACGGATGACAAACTGGTCACGGTTTATGACAATATGAAGGCAAAAGAAAGAGGAACTGTTCTTCATGCGTTCGCTGCGACCTGCATCCGTCTCGGCCAGAAACTCCCTCGTTCGCATAAGACACTCAACCAATACGTGAATGACGCGATCGGTTTCCGAATGGATCCGGAAGTCATGCTGTATTATTCCGATGATTTCTTTGGAACAGCCGATACGATTGCATTTCGAGACAATCTTCTTCGAATCCATGATTACAAGAGCGGAGAGATCGAGGCACACATGGAGCAGCTTTTGATCTATGACGCTCTTTTCTGTTTGGAGTATGCTGTGTCTCCTTATGAGATCGATCATGAGCTTCGCATTTATCAGAATGATGATGTCAATGTCTATAATCCATCCGGTCAGGAGATTATGGATATTTGCGACAAAATCATTCGTTTTAACAAATTGCTGATACAACATCGTAAACGGGAGGAATAAACGTTATGCTGAATACTGTAAATGAAAAGTTTGATCTGAATCGGATGTCTGTCGAGCAGCTGACCGCAGTTCGCGATTGTGTAGAGCGTCTTCGTGAAAAGAATTATATCATCACGGATTCTGATGGTAAGACTTATACTGGAGATCGTGCGATTGCAAAATCTCTGAAAGTGACTGTTGGTCAAGCTCGCGCATTGTTGCAGCGCATTTACAAGCCGGAGGTTTAACCTTTATGAACTCTATTGCTCAGGAAATGGAGAGCTTCTTCGGAATCAATGAAATGCTGGAATGTGATGATCCGGTGGCTCTCGACATTTTGATGCACTATGGCATCAAACGACGTTCCGGACGATACCCTTGGGGTTCCGGCGATAATCCTTATCAACACTCCGGCGACTTTCTCAGCCGCGTAGAAGAACTTCGAAATCAGAAATATACCTTTACCGACAAAGACGGCAAGACCTATACCGGTGATCTCGCGATTGCAAAGTCGATGGGTCTGACGACCAGTCAGCTGAGAGTTCAGCTCAGTCTTGCAAATGCCGAACGGAGGAGCATTGACGTTGCGCAGGCCAAGGCTCTTCGAGAGAAAGGTATGAGCACCAATAAGATTGCAGAAGAGATGGGAATTGCCGAATCCTCGGTTCGTTCACTTCTGAACGCAAATTCGGAAGCTCGGATGAATCAGGCACAGAAAACTGCCGACTTCCTGCGGGAGCAGGTCGATAGCCGCGGTATGATCGACGTTGGTACTGGCTCAGAATTGGAAATTGGTGTCTCCAAAGAACGCATGAATCAGGCGCTTTATATTCTTCAGATGGAAGGCTATAAGGTGTATGGCGGCGGCGTTCCACAGGCGACAAATCCCGGTAAGCAGACGAATCTGAAGGTCCTCTGCCCGCCGGGTACTGAGCACAAGGAAATCTTTCAGTATGACAAGGTCAATTCCCTGAAAGATTATAAGTCCTATGACGGCGGTGACACCTTCAAACCGGCATTTCAGTATCCCGCGAGTCTGGATTCCAAACGCCTTCAAATCAACTATGCTGAAACTGGTGGTAAAGAGAAAGACGGTCTGATTGAGCTTCGCAGAGGCGCAGCCGATCTGTCTCTGGGTGATTCCAACTACGCACAGGTTCGTATTATGGTAGATGGAAAGCACTACCTGAAAGGTATGGCTGTCTATTCCGATGATCTTCCGAAAGGTGTGGATGTCCGGTTCAACACCAACAAATCTGTCGGCACTCCGATGGAGAAGGTTTTGAAACCGATCAAGGACGATCCTTCCAATCCGTTTGGCGCACTTGTGAAAGAGCGTGGCGGTCAGAGCTACTATACGGACAAGGATGGAACAGAGAAGCTGTCTCTCATCAACAAGACCCGTGAGGAAGCGGACTGGACGGAATGGGCAAACCGTGTCCCTTCACAGTTTCTTTCCAAGCAGAGTCTTGATCTGGCACAGAAGCAGCTGAACGTTGCAAAGGCTGACAAACAGGACGAATACTCCGAGATCATGTCTTTGGAGAATCCGACCGTCAAGAAAAGACTTCTTCAGTCCTTTGCTGACGACTGTGATACGGCTGCTGTTCATCTGTATGCAGCGGCTCTGCCGCGTCAGCAGTACCATGTCATTTTGCCTGTGACTTCGATGAAGGACAATGAGATTTATGCGCCGAACTACAAAAACGGCGAGACCGTCGCTCTGATTCGATACCCCCATGGCGGCACATTTGAGATCCCCATTCTGAAGGTCAACAACCGTCAGGCTGATGCAAAGAACATGATCGGTACGACCTCTGCGGACGCAGTCGGTATCAATGCCCATGTTGCAGAACGTTTGTCTGGTGCGGACTTCGATGGCGATACTGTCATGGTTATTCCGTGCAACTCAGCAACCTCCCGGGTGCGTATCACTTCCAAACCCCCGCTTCAGGAATTGGAAGGCTTCGACCCAAAGATGGAATATGCCGAGAAACCCGGTATGACCTACATGAAGTATAAGCGTGCCGACGGAAAAGAAGTCGATAACACACAGCTTCAGATGGGTATGATCTCGAACCTTATTACAGACATGACGCTTCTGGGTGCAACAGAACCCGAGCTTGCTCGTGCGGTCAGGCATAGCATGGTCGTTATTGATGCAGCTAAGCACAAGCTTGATTACAAGCAGAGTGAGATCGATAATGGCATCGCTGCTCTCAAAAAGAAGTATCAGGGCTCTTATGATGAGAATGGAAATTACCATGAGGGCGCTGCTACTTTGATCTCCCGTGCCAAGTCTCAGCAGTCTGTCACGAAGCGACAAGGCAGTCCGAAGATCGATCCGAATACAGGCGAGCTGATTTGGAAAGATGTTGACGAGCCGACTTATGTAAACGGAAAGGGTCGGACAATTCGGAGAACACAGGCATCAACAAAGATGGCTGAAACCAAGGACGCCCGTTCTCTCATTTCAGACGCCCATACTTCGATGGAAGAAGCGTATGCCGATTATGCAAATACTATGAAGGGGCTTGCAAATCAGGCACGCCTCCAGATCATCAACACAAAAGACATTCCCTACTCTCCTGAAGCCCGCGTCCAGTATGATTCTGAGGTCCGCTCTTTGGATGCCAAGCTCAAGACGGCGCTTTTGAATGCTCCCCGCGAACGGCAGGCACAGACGATTGCCAATGCCGTGGTTGCTGCGAAGAAGGAAAGCAATCCGAACATGACAAAAGGCGAAATTAAGAAGGCTTCTCAGCAGGCGCTTGTGGAGGCACGAAATTCTGTAGGCGCGCACCGTCAGGCGATCAAGTTGGATGAGAAGGAATGGGAAGCGATTCAGGCCGGCGCAATTTCGAAGACACAGTTGGAGAAAATTATTGCAAATACCGATCTCGATAGCTTGAGAACTTGGGCTACACCTCGTGCGAAGACTACGCTTTCGAACGCAAAGGTTCTTCGTATGCAGGCGCTTTACGAAGCTGGCAACACAACAGAAGAAATCGCTGCGGCCTTAGGCGTTTCTTCGTCTACAGTTTCGAAGTATTTACATAAAAAGGATGGTGTCGCATAATGGCTTTAATGCATAACGCAATGCTGACGACGTTCGACAATCCTTACGATCCTTTCGAGCAGTTCTCTTTGTGGTTTCTGTTCGACATGCAAAAAGGCTACAATTCGTGCGCTTATCTTGGACGAATTGCAAAGGTTTCGGATCAATTCAGTCAGGAAGAGAACGAACGCGAAGTCGAGCTTGCGATTGATGAAATTGTAAAGAACGATTTCTTAAACATTTATCGCAAAGTTACAAAAGCAATGCCTGAGAAAGAGGCGAGCTGATGTCGGATGTATTTGGGCGACTTGTTGCTGCCTTTCCTTCCGCATTTGGCTCGTCTTTTGCATTGTTTGGCTTTGGCTGTCGTCGCTGCGCTTATCATTTGATGGGAAATTCTTTAGTAGAAAGCCCGATATAATATCAAATGATATATGGGGAGGGGTCTCAAATATCACACCCCCTCCCTTAT